ATGAGCGGCCCCGCGACCGCGGCCGACGTGCTCGCCGTGTTCCGCGGCGAGATCGACAGCGGCGAAGCGGACGCCATCCTGGCGTCGTACTTCGCGCCCGGGCCGCAGCCGCGGTTCGACGTCCCGCAGGACCAGGACCAGGCGCAGGAGGTGGCCCGGTGAACCCTTACAGCATCTCCCGCATGTACGGCGAGCACGCCGAGCCGGACCCCATCGGCCTGACTCCTCCCGACTGGACCGACCTGGCCCTGTGCGCGCAGACAGATCCGGAGGTTTTCTTCCCGGAAAAGGGCGGCTCGACCCGCGAAGCCAAACGGGTCTGCGCGGCCTGCGACGTGCGCGCGCAGTGCCTGGAGTACGCGCTCGAGCATGAGGAGCGGTTCGGCATCTGGGGCGGCATGTCCGAACGGGAACGCCGCCGGCTCTACCGCCGGAACATCCCAGCGTCAATCCCGCAACCACGAGAGCAGGCAGCGTAATGCGCACGTTCTTCCGCGCCGTCATCAACGGCATCCTGATCCTCGCCGCTATCGGCGCCGTCGGCTGGGTGACGACCCTGAAGGCCTACCACACCGCCACGCCCGGCACGCAGCACGCGATGCTGATCGGCACCGCCGCGGGCGCCTTCGTCATCGCCTGCGTGGTGCTGGCCGTCATCAAGCCCAAGAAGAAGACCGCCACGCGCACCCCGGGCTACACCTACGGCACCGCGAAGCGCAGGTAAGCCACCGATGATCACCGCGACGGCCCTGGCCCTCGGCCTGCTGCTGCCCGCCAGCATCGGCGTCGGCATCTCCGCCAGCCCCGTGTGCATGGACGTCACCCTGTCCCCGGGCCACACCTGGAGCCTGGGAACGGTCACGGTCGCGAACACCGGCGACTCCCAGGAGGCAATCTCGGTTGCCGCCGGGGCGCCGGCCGGGCAGGCCGGCCGTGCGCTCCCCGCATCCTGGGTCCACGTCAGCTACCCCCGTGACCTGTGGTTCTTCCAGCGGAACTCCGTTCCCGTGGACGCAGGGAAGACGGCGAGCGTGCCGCTGTCGGTCGCGATCCCGGCCGGCACCAGGCCGGGCCGGTACGTCGCGAACCTGATCGCCGAGACCGGCCCCGGGGCCAAGTCGGCGGCCGCGGGCGGAATCGCCCAGTTCAGCGCGGCGGCGGAAACCCCGCTGGTTGTGAACGTCGGCCCGCACGCTGGCCAGCCCGCATCCTGCGCGGTGCATCCTGCGCCGGTCCCGTCGATCTCGGGGCCGCCGACTGCCGGCCCGTCACAGGACACCGCAGCTCCCGCCCACGCCCAGGCCAGCCCGGCGTCCGATAGCGCCAGGATGCCGACCCACCTGCCCTCCGACTGGGCTGGCTGGCTGGTCGTCATCGTCGTCGGGATCGCGCTCCTCCGTGGGCTGCTGAAGCTGCTGAGGATTCTCTGATGGCCCGCCGCAAGTTCAGGTCTTCCTACGACGGTCGCGAGTACTCCGATACCCCGGCCGGCTGGCTGGCCGCATCCAAGAACGAATGGGCCGGAAAGCTTCGTGATACGGGGCATTCGGTGAGGCTCAGGAAGATTAACAGCGGCACTTACGAAGGCGAGTGCCGAAACTGTGGCGGCTGGATCTCGCTCGGCAGCGCTTCTTCGTCCACCAACATGCGCTCCCGCGTCCTGCCTGGTCGTAACGCGCGCCAGTGCCGGAGGCGCCGCTGATGGCCGCCTTCACCTACCGCCTGCCGCGCAAGTACCGCTACCGCAGCTACGGCAAGAGCGGCAGCGCGGGCCCGGTCATCGCCGTGACCGTGGCCGTCGTGCTGGCCGCCGCGACCGGCACCAGGGCAGCCGCCGCGCACCACGGCAGCAGGGCAGCCGCCGCGCACCACGGCAGCAGCTCCGGGCACGCGACCGAAGCCCAGGCGGCCATCCCGTCCGGCAGCAGCCTGAACACCCCGTCCGGCTGGGCCGCCGCACTGCTCGCCGCGGACAGCCTGCCCCGTACCGCCTGCAACCTGTCCGCGATCCGCGAATGGGAAGCCAGGGAAGGCGGCGGGTTCGGCAACCAGGCCGCCTATAACCCGCTGAATGTCAATCCGGGCGCTGGCGCAGATTGGCCCGGACGCAATGTCATAGGCGCGTGGGCATTTCCTGACGCCCAGACGGGCCTCCGGTACACGGTCGCCACGCTGAACAACGGCTACTACAGCGGCATCCTCGCTGCACTTCGCCGGGGCGCCAGCGCACAGGCGGTATGCAACGCCATCATGGCCAGCCCGTGGGCGGCCAGCCGCTACGGCGGCACCCTGACCGCGACCTGCTAAGGAAGGCATCTTCATGATCCTTACCGCTATCGGCTGGCTGGTGGCCATCCTTTTCGCTGCCGTCACCGGCTGGCGCACATTCCGCATGCTGAGCGTCGGGAAAGACGCTGTGGCCGTGCTCGCCAACTGGACCGTACTGGCCCTCCAGGTCACCGTGACGATGGCCGCCCTGACCCTGGCCGGAGCGGCAGGCCCAGATGCGGGGGCAGTCGTCGCTGGCATCGCCTTCTGCGCTGCCGCCCTCACGGCGCGAGCGTGGACCGTAAACGGGCTCCGCGATCTAGCGGCCGCTTTGCGGGAGGCCCTTACCGCACCAGCCGAAGACGCCCGCGAGCTGATGCACTGGGTGCGCCGCCGGCGGGACGGCGGATCGATCCCGGCCCAGGGCAGTGCCCCCGCGGTCGTCGCCGACGCCATAACCCGGCGGTCCATCCCCTCGATCCTGGAAGACGCAGCCCTCGGCCCGATGCCCGAGCCCGCCGAGCTGCTCGCCGGGCATGGTGTCGCCCCGGCCCCGTATGCGTCGCTGGCCCAGTTCATCGCGGGGTTCGAACCCGAGGACGACATGGCGCTGCGGATGTTCATGGAAGGCAACGCCGCCGGGTCGGTCCTGATCGCCGATGCCTGGCACGCGTTCGCCGACACCTGCCTGAACAGCGTCGGCCTGGACCCCGCGTACGTCGCTGGGATCCTCGAGGCCGGGGACAGCGCGGGCGGCCACGGGTCGCTGCTGGCGCAGATCCACAAGCGGTTCGGCGTGATCTACGGGGCGGTCAAGGAATGGGTGTCCGCTCACGGCCCGCTGCCGCACAAGGCCCGCGAGTTTCTCACTGGCGACCTGTAGTTAGCGAGAGGACTGATCCCGGTGACCGAAGTCCAGGACGCCCCGGCAGCTGCCCCGCCGCAGCTGCGGCGCAAGCCTGCCGAGAAAGCGGCCCGCGCGGTGCCGCTGGCCGGTGCGGGCGTCTGGACGGCCGCCGAGATCATGCACGCCACCGGCATCCCCTGGCTCGACATCGGCCTCGGGACGCTCGCCGCCGCGGGTGCCGTCTACGGCAAGGGCGCCCGCGGGGGCGCCGGCTGGCTGCTGGCCGCGGGAGCCTGGTCGGCGCTGGCCGCCCGCTTCGGCCCGCTCGCCGGCCCTGGCTGGTACTTCCCGCTCACCGGGGCATGGGCGGCCCTGACGTTCACAGGCTGGCGGTGGGCCCGCAGCCACCCGGCTGTCCTGGAGGCCAGAGGCAAGCGGCTCGCGTCGGAAGACTGGCTGGCCACCGCCCACCGGTACGGTCTGAAAGGCTCCCACCTGCTGCACCACGAGGTGACCCGGCTGGGCGAGCGGAAGATCATCGACGTCAAGGGCACCGGGAAGCGGGCCTCCCAGATCGCCGGCGGCGACGTCGCCGAGCGGATCGCCGAGGACGAAGGCCTGCCTGTGTCGCGGGTGCAGGTGAAACGGCACAGGCTCGCTGGCCGCGTGGAGATCTCCATCCGCCGCACCGACCCATGGGCCAAGCCGATCATCCACCCGGCGCTTGACCCGGACCCGGAGATCGACCTGTCCGGCCTGTGCACCTGCCGGGAGCCGTTCATCATCGGCCAGGACCCTGAGACCGGCACCCCGCTCACCCTGACCGTATGGGATCAGGACGGCGCCAAGCGGATCCTCATCGTGGCGACCAGCCGGGCAGGCAAAACCGTCCTGATCAACAACCTGCGCGAGCGCGCCACGAAAGCACCGGACGTGCTGGTCGTCAACCTCAACCTGTCCAAGGGCATCGAGGACAGGCAATGGGATGTCGCCTGCCACCTGACCGCGATCACCCGCCAGCAGGCGACCCGGGCCGTGAAGATCCTGCGGATGCTGGAGCGGACCATCGAATGGCGTTCCCAGCAGCCCCGGGACACCGCGGTGTTCCAGCCGTCGGCCGGGCATCCCCTGATCCTGTTCATCGGCGACGAGATCGACGCCCTGGCCTCCATCCCCGCGGCCCGTGAGGCACTGAAGACCATCTACAGCAAGGGCGGTTCCGAAGCGGTCGCCCCGGTGATCGCCGGGCAGCGTGGCACCGCCGAGTGGATCGGCGGCGGCGATGTCCGCGCCCTGGTCGACGTGTTCTGTATCGGCGCGGTGTCCCGCCGCGGCGAGATGATGCACGCCGCCGGGGATCTGGGCCTGGAGATGCCCGACATGGCCAGCTACGGCGACGGCCATAAGGGCGTCTGGGCAATCGCCGAGCTCGGCGGGAGCGTCCGGACGGGCCGCACATTCCTGCTGAAAGAGCCAGGTGACCTGCGGAGGATGGCCGAGGAACGGGCCATGGACCAGCCTAACCTTGAACCTGAACTTGAGAGTTTCCTGGGTGATTCCTATGCGCGGCTTCTGAGCGACGAGCCGTTCACCCGGTGGGCGCACGGCCGGCGGAAGATCGGTGCCGGGCCGGAACCGGAACCGGTGTCCCCGTCTGCTCCCCGTGGCGCGGATCCGCACAACCCGCTCCATGCCCTCGCCCTAGCCGTCCGCGACGGCACCGTGGAAGCGGATGGCGAGACCGCCGAGACGCTGGCCAACGCCCTGAAGATCGAGGAGCGGGCCAGCCTCGACGCCTACGACCGCGAAGCGGAGGACCACTTGAGCACCCTGGACGAGAGCGATCCGCTGCGCCGCCGCTGGGTCGAGCAGGGGAGACGCAACGCCGCAACCCGCCGGCTGCTCGCCGAGGCCTCCGCCGAGCCCGTGCCCGACATCCCGCACGAGGCCCAGCTGGCCCACGCCGCCGAGCGGTGGCGCCAGGTCGGCGAGGCCACCGAGATCCCGGACGAGGCCCGCGGGAAGCTGCTCGGGCTGCTGTCCGCCGGGACCACCATCAGCGAGGTCGCCCGCGTGCTCGAGGTGACCAAATGGACAGCCCGCACCTACCTCGAGCGTCTGCGGACCGAGGGATTGGTGCGGATGGCGGGGGAGAAGCGGACGGCCCGCTGGCTGCTCACCGAACCACCCGGCGGTGACACACCGTGATCGCGCGTTCGTCCCACAGCCATCCTCACCCAATCTTTGAGTGTTTGAGCGTCCAGCCCTGCATAGGGGAGGGGTTTTCTTTGAGCGGCAGCCCTCGTCCCGCTCAAAAATCAGCCGCTTTGAGCGTCACTCCCTGTAGCGAAAAGAGGGGTCCGTGAGCACCCGGACAGGCCTGGCGCTGACGTTCGCCGAGGACATCCGCGAACCCGGATTCGCCTGCGCCCGCCTCAACGGCAGCGCCTGGGCGGCCGGGGTGAACCCGCAGGCGACCGGCGGCCTCATCGGCGCCGCCCTGGCCCTGACGGCAGGGGAAGCGGGCGCGCTGCTGTGGACCTCAGACCGGCCGTGCGGATCCGATCAGGTCCTGGTCGAGGCCGCGGAGGAGATCGAGGGTTACCTGGTCAGCATGCTCCGCTGCGCCAGTGGTATGGCCGCGGCCTGGCGTGCCGACCGGGCCGCTGCGTGCGCCGCCGCGGCCGACGCGCGGGCGGCGATGGCTTCCGCCGCGAACCCGCAGGCCAGAGCCGCAGCCGAGAACGCCCTGGGCGCGGCCAGCGCCGTCATCGCCGACTGCGACGCCGCCCTGGAGATCATCGACGGCGCAGGCCAGCGGCTCGCCCACGCGCTCGACTGCCTGCGGCGGGTTCCCGTCGACCTGGACAGCACCTATGAGACGCCTTACCTGTACGTCCGCGAGGGCGGCGAGCTGCCGTACGGCGGCGATTTCCTGACCGAGGAAGCGAGGGCACGATGAACGGCATGCTGACGACACCAGCGGCACCGCAGGCGAACGGCCATAGCGGGCCGGTGTCTGTCCCTCTGCATGATTTCAGGGCAGCGTCTGGGCTTGCCCACTGGCCACCTGCGGCCCTGACGCCGGCGAGTCAGCCGCAGCGGGACGATCCTGGACAGCTGCGGACGATCCCGGACAAGGCCAGCCGCTGGTGGCATGCCATGTCCGCGCACCGCGGCTGGCTGGCCGCCATCCCCATCGTCCTGGTCAACGCTGTCGCGTTCGCCGGCCAGCTCGCGTTCCTCCGCGGCCACCTGCCATGGATCCTGGCCGGGCAGGTCCTCGTTGCCGTCACCCTGGAATCTGTCGCGGTCTACCTGGCGTGGCAGGCCCACCTGGCGCTGGCCGCCGACGACTCGGCGCTGCGGCTGCGGCTGGCCGCGTACGCGTTCGCCGCGGTGATCGGCACCATGAACTACAGCCACTACATGGCGGCTGGCTGGCGGCCGACGTTCGCGGCGGTCACGTTCGGGCTGATGTCGGTGTCGTCGCCGTGGCTGTGGTCGGTGCATTCCCGGCGGGTGTCCCGGGACGCGCTGAAGGCGGACAATCAGATCGAGGCGCACGCTGTCCGGCTTGGCATGACCCGGTGGACGTGGCATCCGGTCCTGTCGTACCGGGTCATGCGGCTGGCGACCTGGGATGGTGAGAACAGGCCGAAGGCCGCCATCGCCCTGCTGCCCGCGCCTGTCAGCGGACAGGACAGGACCATGGACAGGGCGCCGGACACCAAGGCTCAGGACACACGCCAGGACACGCCGCCGGCCAGCGGTTCTGTCCCGCCACGCGAGGACAGGACAGCGGACAAACCAGCACCCCGCAAGACCGCGGCGCCCCGCACCGGCCGGGACAAGGCCGCGGCCATCATCCGGGCCAACCCGGGCTGGGACAACGACAAGGTAGCCGTCCAGGCGGCCGTGTCCGCCAAGACGGTCCAGCGCGCCCGGAACGACCTCGCAAGGAGCACACCATGAGCGGCATCCACGAGTGGGCCGAGCGCGCCAGGAAGGTGTCAGAAGCGATCAATGAACTCGGCGCCGGCCCTCCGGCTCCGCGCGCCGGTCTCACCGATGACGACCGCGACATGATCACCCGCGCCCGCGCGCTGGGACCCGCGCTGCGCGCCAGCAGCAGCGACCGTGACCGGCTGGCCGGATGGCTGCTGAAAGAGCTCGCCGACCTGGCCGAGCGGCTGGACGACGACGCCTACATCCGCGAACACGGGGACGATGACCTGGACACCGGTCATCTTCGCGACCCCGACGGCGATGAGGCCGCTCATGGCTGACGGCGTCCCCCAGGAGCCGGACAGGCCCACGGCGATCATCATCGCCTGGTGCAGGAAATGCCGGCACGCCACCCCGTCAGTTCCCTGTCCCAGGTGCGACGGGCCCGCGTGCGCAGGGTGCGGCCGGTGCCCTTCATGCGACGGCCCGCGCCGCTAGGATTGTCCTGACCGTTCGGTCGTTCCCCATCGGCTTTCCGCCATCGCCCGTGCATGGCCTTGTCCCCGCGAGGAGGACGCATGGTCCGCGAGGCCGACGCGGCGGCGCTGGTCGCCGACGCGGCACAGGCGCTGGCTCTGCGCGGCCATGCTCCGCTGATCACGCACGAGAACGGCCCGCGGCTCGTCCGGCTCGGCGCGCTGATGCTCGCCGAGTTCGGCATCGGCACCGCCGGGAAAACACCGGGGAAGACAATCGCCTCACCTGCGCCAATACCTTAGACTCCGGTTAGCTCCCGGTAACTCCTGATGCAGGCAGGTGCTCCCTTGGCTGGCCCGGTCGATCTTGTGCGTGAAGCCTGCACCATGCTCGCCGGGTACATGGACGTCCTGGAACGTCTTGTCGCCGAGCCCACGTCGGCGCCAGGCGGCTCACCCGGCATGGCCCCCCGCGCCGCCGAGACACCCGAACCGTGGAACGCCCCCGCCGGCCGGGCCCTCCTGGACGGCCATGAGGGTGCACGCCGCCTCGAAGCCGCCCTCCGGTACGCGGTCACCGGCCATCCGGGTGCACGCCGCGGCGGCTCGCCGGGGAACACGTCGGCGGCGCTGGATGCCATCCCGCGGCTGGCCGCCGGGCTGGGCCGGGACGCTGAGGCCGCCGCGATCCGCATCCTGGACCGGTGGGTGAACGCCGCCCGGGCGGACCCGGCGATCGATGAGGCGCAGCAGTGGCGGCATGTGCGCGGCCGGGCGTGCCCGTACTGCGGGTGCCTGGTGACCCTGAAGGTGCTGCTTGACGCGGCGGGCCGGCCGACGGGGCATGTTGAGTGTTTCGCTGTCGGCTGTGCTGACAGGAACGGTGTGCGGCCGGTGGCGGCTGCTGGCACTGATGTTCATGGCCGGCCGGCGCTCGCCTGGTCGGACGGCCTGGTAGAGACCGCAGCGGACGTGGAGACGTGATCCCATGGCAGTTACGGTGACGGCCGATTTCGGCGACGCGGCTCCCGTGTGGACCTGCGAATGCGGCGTCCGCTGCTTCGGTGACGCCGTGGTGGACGCTTTCCGGAACTGGTGGAAGCACGTCGCCGAAGCGCACCCGATGGCGTTCGGATGATGCCGCGATGGCCAATCGGGGCGCGCCGCGAGCCAGGGGTGTCTGCCCGGAATGCGGCCGGACCATCTCCGGGCGTGCCGTCGGTATCGAGGCCGCCCACGCCGACCGCCGGTTCGTCGCCCTCGCACCGCACACCCGCACTGCCACGCACCGCAAGAATGAGCCTTGCCTGTCCCGCGGCGGCTACCGCGTCGTTCCTCGGCTTCGCTGACGCGATGTGGCTCGAGTTCGCGGACAGCAGCTGGGTTCCCGGGCCACGCGCCCGCCGTGGTGACCCGTGCGGCGACCCACCCACGAAAGCCGACGGGCGTGGCTGAACGCGACGAGATCCTTGAAGCCGAAGTCCGCGACCAGCTGCGCGACCAGGGCCTCGACGAGGACGAGGTGAACGAGGCGATCTGGGTCATGCGCGACCAGGGCATGTTCGACGTGCCGGACTGGACGCCGTGACCGTCCACGGCTGGACCCTCAGCGAGGCCTGCGCCGAGTTCGAGCGCGCCGGGCTGCCCGTCGACCCGGCCCAGTTCCGCATAGCCATCCGCGCCGTGCGGCTCAAGGCCGTCGGCGAGACAGCATCAGGGCAGCGCGGCGGACGCGGCCAGCTCCTCTACGACATCGGGCAGCTGCAGCGCCTGCACGCCGCCCTCGCACCATGGCTCACCCTGCCATCAGGAGAGACATGACGTCCAGCTCCGGGTGCCTCCTTGCAAAGTTCCGTTCCGTGAAGTTAACTGGCCCTGGCACCCCATGCCCAGACCCCCAACTGGGCAGCTCCACCGCGTCAGGACCCGCACCCCTCCCCAAGCTTTGCTGGTGCGGATTCCACCCGGCGCACAGCAGGCCCGGTACACCCCCCCCGTGCCGGGCCTGACGCCTGCGATACGGAGGACCCATGTCCTGGAGCCTGAACGCCGCCGGTCACGTCCCCGTACCGGCTCAGTCCGATTCTCCCGACGCGGCACCCGCGCCCAGCGCGATGGCGGTTGAGGTGGAGCTGTACGAGGCGCTCAAGGCGGTCCTGGCTGACCCGAAGTACGGGACGGCGGCGTCCAGCTTCGGCGGTTCCCACGTCTCCGGCAGCCTCCACGTGGAGGATTCCTGACCATGGGCATCCTGCGCGGCGGCGGGTCTGCCAGGCTCGTACCGCCGCCGCCGTGCACACCATCAGGGAGCATCACCATGGATAGCATCCTCACCCTGGCCGCGGCCGCGCCCATCCCCGCCGGCACCATCATCGATGGAGCCGTGGCCGAGCTGGCCCGCGAGCCTGACGGCACCATCACCGCCCAGATCCGCATCCCAGGGCCAGCCGCGTGACCATGGCGCTGTACCGCAAGAAGCCCGTCGTCATCGAGGCTGTCCAATGGGACGGCACCGTCAGCGCGGCCAAGGCGACCATCGACTGGATACTCGCCCATGGTGGCACGGCCAGCTACCACGACCACCCGAGCGCGCTGAGCATCAACACGCTCGAAGGCACCATGACCGCCATGCCCGGCGACTGGATCATCAAGGGTGTCCAGGGCGAGTTCTACCCGTGCAAGCCGGACATCTTCGCGGCCACCTACGAGCCGGTGGCAGACGCGCCGTCCGATGAGGACCGGATCCGCGACGCCATGACCGAAGCCCAAGCTCATCCCGGCCGCACTATCACCCGCTGACCGTGCCCACCTGGAACCCGCTCAAAATGCCCGTCACCCTCACCCAGATCCTCAACCAGCTCAAAACCGTCAACAAGAAACTGGATGTGCTCATGAGCCAGCAAGACGACATCACCGCCGACGTCACCACCATCGAGGCCGGCGTCGCGAACCTCGGCACCGCCGTAACCGCGATCCAGGCCGAGATCGACGCGCTCAAGGCCGCCAACCCGCAGCTCGACCTGTCCGGCCTCGACAAGGCCGCCGCCGACCTGACCGGCGCCGTGTCCAGCGTCACCGCGCTCGCACCGCCAGCCGCCAGCTGACCCATGGCCGCACGGGTGCGCTGGCGCGGCACCACAGCACAACGTGGCTACGGGCCAGCACACCAGGCCGAACGGGAACGCCGCCTGCTCCTGTACCGGCCAGGCGACCTCTGCGCACACGGCGGCGAACCACTCACCTGGTGGCCGCTGTCCGTCGCACGCCGGTTCCTGGACTTGCCGCACACCGCCGACCGTTCTGGTTATCTGCCCGGACTCGCGTGCAGACGGCATAACAGGGCAGACGGCGCGGTACGCGGCAACCGGGCACGTGGCAGGATCAGAACATGGCAGACATCACGACGGTGGTGACCAGCGGCAAAAAGATGTACGACCTGCTCAGCCACGCCGCGTACGACGCACACCCGGCGTGGCGGCAGCTGCGCACGACGCACTGGGTGATGAACCTGGAATGGTACAAGGCGATCCGCCGCGCGTTCCTGTCGCCCGATGCCGACGACGACGCTAGGGATGAGACGAAGTGGAAGCCGGCGCACGGCGACATGGTTTTCGGCTACGACATCACCGTGACTGAGGACGGCGGAACACCGCACCTAGTCGACGGCAGCCCAGCCAAACTGCGGTAGTGGTGACGGATGCCTGACTACTACAACGGCGCTGGCGGCATGCAGCCGTTCGACGTCATAGACGCATTCGGCCTCGACTTCTACGAAGGCAACGCCGTCAAGTACATCGTCCGCTGGCGCAAGAAGAACGGCGTCGACGACCTGTACAAAGCACGCACCTACATCAACGAGGTCATCAAGCGAGCCGAAGCCGAAGCGGCAGACGGCGCCGGCAGTGCACACGCGGTATGACCGTTGCACCCGCACACGCCCGCTGCACATGCAGACGGCAGATAGCGACCACGACCACCGTCACAGACAGTGACCACGGTCTGCACCGACCACCCGCCCGGTCATCAGTGACCATCGACCGGTCATCAGTGACCACCCGCCAACCACCCACCATGCACCGGCATCAATGCAGGTCAGACGGCCAGGGCGGAAAACAGGTCGAATCGCGTCCGAAATGTCCGATTCCGGATGACTGCCGCAGCCATGGTCATATATTTGCCGGTATCGCGTCACGTGACGGAGGGTGATTTTGGCTGATTCGGAGGCCCTCCGCGCTCGCCGGTCGCGCCGGCATAAGGGTGGTGACCATTCCCTGTGCCGTGGCAGCTGCGCGGCCCTGAAGCTGGCTGCGCCCGCGGCTGCGCCTGCCGGCGAGGTGACTGACGCCCGCGCGGAGCTGCGTCAGCTGGCGTACCGGATGGCCGAGGCGCACCGGAGCGACCCGGGCAACGCGGTCCTGGGTGCGGAGCTGCGCAAGACGCTGCTCGAGTTGATGCCGAAGGGCAAGCAGGATGCCGACGCCGACCTCACCGGGCTCTTCGGCGCTCTGCAAGCCTAGGTTCGCCACACCGGCGACGCCTGGCCGCCCGAACCTGGCGGGCGGGATCAGCAAGACCGCCGAGCTGCTCGGTTTCCGTACGGTGCTGGGGCCAGGTTTGATGCCGTGGCAGCACGAGGACGTGAACGCGGTGGCGACGGAGCTGACGCCGGAGGGCCGGTTCGCGTACCGGCAGGTGGTGGTCGAGGTGATGCGGCAGCAGGGTAAGACGGTTGATCTGCTGGCGATGATGATCGCCCGCGGGCTGCGGCGGCCGGGGACGCAGATCTCCTACACGGCGCAGACGCGGCTGGATGCGCGGCACCGGCTGCTGGATGTGTGGTGGCCGATGATCGAGCGGTCGAAGCTGCGCCGGTTCATCGATGTGCGCAGGGGTTCAGGGTCGGAGGCGTACCTGTTCCGTAACGGGTCGATGCTGGGTCTGGTGTCCGGGACGCAGACGAGCGGCCATGGTGACAACCTGGACCTGGGCGTGATCGATGAGGCGTGGGCGCAGGAGGATGATCATCTTGAGCAGGCGATGCGCCCGGCGATGATGACCCGCGACGCGCAGCTGTGGATTGTGTCGGCGGCTGGGACGGAGAGGTCGGCTTATTTCCGCGCCAAGGTTGAGGACGGGCGGGCCCGCGCGGAGATGGGCGTGACGGAGGGCGGCTGTTATATCGGCTATTCGGCGGCTGATGATGAGGATCCGGGGGATCCGGTGACGTGGCGGCGGCGGATGCCTGCGCTGGGGATCACGGTGTCCGAGGAGACGGTGAAGACGGATTTCGGGCTGATGGACCTGCCTGAGTTCCGGCGGGCCTATCTGTGCCAGTGGCCGGAGGTCGCTAAGCCTGGCTGGGGTGTCATCGGTGAGGACACCTGGGGTGCGGCTGCTGTCCCGCGGGGGCTGCTGTGAGTGATCCTGTCGCGTTCGGGTGCGCGATCAGTGAGGACCGTAAGCATGGGTCGATTGTGGCGGCTGGCCGCAGCGGGTCGGGGAAGATTCTGGTGGACCTGGCGCCGTTCTATGATCACCCGCGGCTGCTCGTGGCCCGGATGGCTGTCTTGTGGGAGAAGCATGATCCGGTGGCGGTCGTGGTGAACCCTAAGAGCCAGTCGGGGACGCTGGTGAAGCCCCTGGGTGAGGCGGGGGTTCTGGTGCTGGAAGTGTCGGCGCAGGATGTCGCTGTCGCGCATGGGGAGTTCCTGGATCTGGTCAGCAATGAAGGTCTGGAGCATCTCGATCAGCCGCCGCTTACCGCCGCGGTGCGGGCGGCGCATCAGCGGCCGCTGGCGGGTGCGAAGGCGTGGGATCCGAAGGTGGCGGTGGATCAGGGGCCGCTGGTGGGTGCGACGCTGGCTTGCTGGGCGTTCGTCCGCTGGGAGGAGCTGGCCACGCCGGGCGTCTGGCAGGTCTGAACGTCCGAGGAACCCAGGTCCTGGCCAGTCCCATGACCTGCAATTACGCGATTCGCGTATTACATTTCCGCAGGTCGGCGCATCGAGCGGCCGTGGCCGTGGCCAAGCATTCAGGGAGGTCCCCGTGCGTCTGTCCGGCAGCCTCCTGGTCGTGTCGATGCTGGGTCTCGTCGGCGGTGCGGCGCTGATCGGCATGTGGGTGGTGGGCCTGGCGGTCATGGCCGATTCGATGATGCTGGGCTTGTGGGTGCTGTTCCGTGATGACGGCCGGCGTGAGCAGGAGCCGTCTGTGCATGAGGTGCCGACGCTGGCGCAGGTCCTGGAAAGGGCGCGAGGGTCCGGATGAGCGACGACGCAGAATACAAGGCGGAATACGGCCTGATCCTGGCCTTCGACTCTGATGACGCCGAGTTCACGCGCGGATTTGAGGCTGGCCAGCTGTGGGAGCGGCTGGAGCGTGACGGCTTCGCCGCGCAGCTGATACACGCCGAGAACACCGAGATGGTCATGCGCATGGCCGAGAGTAAGTCCCTGGCGTTCCGCGCGATCGATGTCGGAAACGGCTGGATGCAGGTTGCTGTAGGGCGTGAGCCTGAGTGAGGCTGATTGACCGGCTGATCCGCCGCCAGGGCTACTGGGAAGGCCAGGCGTCCGGCGCCGCCGTCCTGACCTCCACTTACGGCAGCCCGGACCGGGAGCAGATCCTCCCGCAGGTCACCGCGTGGGCGCAGCAGGCCAACGCCTCTGGCTCCCCGGTGTTCTCCGCGATCCTGGTCCGGATGATGCTGCTGTCCGAGGGACGGTTCATCTACCAGGCGAAAGCCGACAAGCACCTGTACGGGAACACGTCCCTGCAGGTGCTGGAGAAGCCGTGGCCGGACGGCACGTCGGGTGAGCTGATCGCCCGGATGGAGCAGGACGTCTGCCTGGCCGGGAACTCTTACACGTGGGCGCCTCCCGGTGAGGGGCTGCTGGTGCGGCTGCGGCCGGGCTGGACCACGATCGTGTCCGAGAGGGTCGCGGTGCCCGGCGGCGGCTGGTACCGCCGCAAGATCGGCTACTGGTGTGAGCCGCCCAGGAACACCCTCAGCCAGGGCGGCGGGTTCATGGCCCCCGCCGATGAGGTCGCCCACTGGCATCCCATCCCGGACCCGCAGGCCGACTTCCGTGGCATGAGCTGGCTGACCCCGGTGATGCGGGACATCCAGGGTGACGACGCCATGGCCCGGTACAAGATCCGGTACCTGCAGAACAACGCGACCCCGAACGTGATCATCAAGTACGCGCAGAAGCTGCAGCCCGGGACGGTCGACAGCATCCGGGAGCGGATGAACGCCCGGTACGCGGGCCCGGACAACGCGGGCAAGACGCTGGTCCTGGACCAGGGCGCGGACCTGACCGTGGCGGGGAACAGCCTGGCCGACATGGATTTCTCCAACGTCAGCCAGGACGGGATCGAGCGGATCCTGGCCCCGTCGGGGGTTCCGGCGATGCTGATCGGCCTGGAGTCGATCAAGGGCGCGGGGAAATCGTATGAGGATGTGATCCGCCGGTTCGCGGACCTGACGTTGCGGCCGGAGTGGCGGTCGATGTGCGCGGCGCTGGAGCCGCTGATCCCGGATCTGCCGGCCGGGTCCCGGCTGTGGGTGGATACCGGTGACATCGCGGCTTTGCAGGAGGGTGAGCAGGTCCGGGCGCAGGTGACGCTGATCCGGGCGCAGGCCGCGCTGGCGCTGGTGCAGGCGGGTTCGACGCTGGAGTCGGCGGTCGCCGCGATCGAGGCCGGGGACATGTCCCAGCTGGAGGCAAAGCCGGATGCGCCGCCGCCTCCGGCGGGGAACGTGCAGCATCTGCTGGGCCAGACGCCGCCGGGGGTGACCGCGGATCCTTTGCCGCCGTCGATGCCGCGGCTGCCGGGCGGGTCGACGTCGCCGGGTGACGGCGGGAACAGCACCCGGCCGACGCCGCGGCCGGCCAGCGCGCGGCGGGCACTCGAGGAGGCGAACGGCCGTGGATGATTTTGCCGCGTGGCGGTTCAACCCGAACCACGCCCCGGCCGGGTCCGCGACGGGCGGCCAGTTCGCCGCCGCATCCGGCAGCAGCAGCAAAACCGGCAAGACCGCCAAGGACACGCGGCCCACGCCGACGGACGCCCACCCGGTCGGCGACGGTGAGACCGGCAAGCGCGTATCGGACCTGCAGGCCCGGCTCAACGCGCTCGGCGTGAAGCCGCCACTGAAGGTCGACGGGACCTTCGGCCCGAAGACGCTCGCCGCGGTTCGGGAGTTCCAGAAGGCGCACGGCCTGAAGGTCGACGGGCTCGTCGGCCCGAAGACGACGGCGGCGCTCCGCGGTGAGCATGCGGCCGCGAAGCACGTCGCGGCACCGAAGGCAGCCAAACGCGGGGGCGGCGGCCACGACCTCTATGTGCTCCGCTCGCGGGAACTCCGCGAGGCGGCCGGGCTGGCCTGGTAGCCGGTGGATGAACGCGGCGCGGTCCGGGTCGCCGGGCAGGTCACCGACCCGCGTGCCACCGAGCGGCTGCACGAGTACTGGGTCCACGGTGAAGGCGCGGCCAAGGTCGCCTGGGGGACGCCCGGGGACTTTGACAGGTGTGTGGCCGAGCTCGGCAAGTACATCAAGGACCCGCAGGGCTACTGCAACCTAGCTCATCACGCGGCCCTCGGCATCTGGCCCGCGCAGCACGCGGCAATGGAAAAGAAAGCGACCGGGAGGTCAGCGGTGACGGTTACCCAGCGAGCGGAGATGACCGCCTCGTCGATCAACGACCTGCCCGACAGCGACTTCGCCTACATTGCACCGGGCGGCACCAAGGACGGCTCCGGGAGGACCGTCCCCCGCAGCAACCGGTACCTGCCGGTCCACGACAAGACCCACGTGCAGAATGCGCTGGCCAGGCTGCCGCAGACGGACATCCCCGCCGCGGCCAAGGCGCAGGCTCTGACCAAGATCAAGGCCGCGGCCAGGAGGTTCGGGGTCGACGCCAGCGACGACGGCGGTGGTGGCAGCAGCGCGTCCCGGGCTGACCCGGTGTACTTCCGCACCTACGAGCTCGAGGACATCCACATCGTCCGCGCGGCCCAGGGCGACTCGACCGGTCGGCTCGTCGAGGCGTACGCCACAGCGTTCAACTCACCCGCCGAGATCCAGGACTTCGAGGGCCACTACATCGAGGAGATCGACCCGGCCGCGTTCAACAAGGTCCTGGCCGACATCGGCCGGTCCCGCGCCGGGTTCGGCAAGGTCAAGGTCATGTACAACCACGGCATGACGATTCACGGCACCCCGTCCGAGCGGGGATCCATGCCGATCGCCACGCCCGTGGAGATCCGCCCCGAAGCCCGCGGGCTGCTGACCCTGGCCAGGTACTCCGACACGCCGTTCGCTGACGAGGTCCTGGAGAACATCCGGAACGGGTCGATCACCGCCCAGTCGTTCACCGGCCGGATCGTCCGGTCCACCCCGCAGCTGCGGCCCGGCGACAGGTACCGCCCGCGTGGCGGGCAGCTGCCCAGGGTCCGCCGCACTGAGCTGGGGCTGAAAGAGTTCGGCCCGACGCCTTTCGAGGCGTATTCGGGCGCTGAGATCCTCGGCGTCCGAATGTCCACTCCCGGCACCTTCGGCGACCCGGAGCCGGACGAGCACGACGAGCACGAAGAGCACGAAGAGTTCGACACTGGCACTTCCCCCGATGGCGAAGCCGCCGCCGGTGAGCCGCCCCAGCCTGACGGCGAGGAGCACTCGGCCCGGTATCACCAGCACGCCCTCTACGCGATGCGCTCCAAGGAGCTGCGCGAGCAGGCGGGACTGGTCTGGTAACCAGCCGACAGGAGTACCGCGTCATGGCGACGCTGAAAGACAAGCTGGACGAGATGGCCCGCATTAAGGGCGAGCTCCGGCGGATGGAGACCTCCGAGGAGACTACGGAGGAGAACGACGGCGACTACCGCGACACTCTTGTCGACCGGTGGAAGCAGCTCGATGAGGAGTGCAAGCCGATCATCGAGCGGATGGAGCAGATCCAGGCCATCACCCGCACCGCTGACGACCCGGCGAACCTCGAGCGCCCCGACGGCGACGGCGGCACCGCCCCCTCCGGGGTGTGGCATGACGGCGCCCCGGACCTCGGCTCCCGCGGCAAGTTCCGCAACCCGTACGAGGACCTCGGCGCGGTGCGGTCCCACCTGGTCCGCACCTCCGAGCTCCGCGGCCGCGCGTTCGACGCGATCGAGCTGGAGGCCAAGCGGGGGAACCTCGCCCAGGACTTCGCGGAGAACGCCACGCGGATCGTTCAGGAGAACCCCGGCACCTACGGCCGCGGTATCGCCGAGCACATCCTGGCCACCGGCTCCGAGGAGTACCAGGAGACGTTCCGCGCGTATATCGAGGACCCGCAGGGCATGGCCCAGCGTGCCGCGCTGTCGCTCACCCTGGCCAACGGAGGGTACCTCCTTCCGTTCGTACTAGACCCAACGATCATACTAACGAACACGGGGAGCGCGAACCCGTGGCGGCGCATCAGCAACGTCAAGCAGACCACGAGCAACACGTGGAACGGTGTGACGTCGGCCGGTGTCAACGCGGCGTGGCTTGCTGAGGGCGGCGTCGCCACCGACAACACGCCGACCGTCGGGAACGTCCAGATCACCCCGCAGAAGGCCGCCGCGTGGGTGTTCGGCACCTATGAGGTGCTGGAGGACACCGACTTCGGGCAGCAGCTCCCGCGGCTCCTCGCGGACGCCAAGGACCGGCTGGAAGAGGCCGCGTTCGCGACCGGCGCGGGTTCCGGGGGTGTCCCGCAGGGTGTCATTACCGGTGCCACCACCGTCGTCACCACCGCGACCACGCTGGTCATCGCGGTCGGCGACATCTACGCCGTCCAGGGTGCTCTGCCGCCCAGGTTCCGGAACGCGCCGGGCTGCGCGTGGGTCGCGAACGTGGCGATCATCAACAAGTTCCGGCAGCTCGACACCGCGGGTGGCGCGTCGTTCTGGACGAACCTCGGCAAGGGCCAGCCGGAAACCCTGCTCGGCGCCCCGATCTACGAGTCGACCACCATGTCTGGTGCTACCTCTGTCGGCAGTCTCGAAGCCGTCATGGGCGACTTCGGGCAGTTCATCGTGGTCGACCGCGTGGGGGTCAGCCTTATTTATGAGCCTCTGATCAAGGACCCCACCACCGGCCGGCCCCAGGGCGAGGCCGGATGGTTCATGTTCTGGCGCACATCCAGCCAGGTCGCTGTGCCGGGAGCATTCCGCGTGATGAAGGGCCTCTGACCTTCCCTGGTTCATGTTCTGGCGCTGGTTTCCCCGAGTTGATAATCGTGCATCCGCCGGTCGTCAGCCTGGGGAAACCAGCCGAACTAGTATGTCTGTATGGACGAAAAGACATGCTCGCATTGCCATAAGACGAAGCCGCTGACTGAGTTTCACAGGATGATCGCGGGCGCTGGCGGCGTCCGGTCGGACTGCAAGGAATGCCATCTCGAATACATGAGATCCAGGTACGTCCCGCGGGTGCATGGACCCGAGGTGATGATCTGCCCGCAGTGCGGCGCTAAGTTCACCCGGTCGCGCACCGCCGGTAACCCGCAGGTCTACTGCTCGCGCCGGTGCACGATGGCGGCATCTGAGCAGCGGAAGATCGAGCGGAACTCCGCGCTGGGCCCTCGTCGCTGCGCGTGCGGCGCGGAGGTCAGTACCCTGGTCGGGAAGCCCGTCTGCCCAGGCTGCCGGAAGGACCCGCGCCCGGACGCTCAGGTCCGCGAGCGCGCCCGCACGCTGCGGCTGTACGGGCTGACGCAAGCCGGCTGGGATGCGCTCATCAAGCATCAGGGCAACCAGTGCGCAGTGTGCAAGACAGACAGGCCCGGCGGTCGCGGGGAACGCTGGCACATTGATCACGATCATGTGACGGGCCAGGTCCGCGGGCTGCTGTGCCATCGCTGCAATATGGGCATCGGGTTTCTCCTGGACGACCCGGAGATCATCAGGGCCGCGGCCAGGTACGTGGCAAAGCACCGGCGGCTGGAACTGCCGCCGGGGAAAGCAGGCTGACGATGGCCGCACGCTACTGCACGGACAGCTTCGTCCTCGCGACGATCCTGGCGCCCCCGTCGACGCTGGCCGCGTCGCCGAACGTGGGCGGCGGGACGTTCGCGGCGGCCACGTACTTCTGGAAGATCACCGGCGTCAACGGCCGCGGTGAGACGACCGCCTCGAATGAGGCGACGACCGCTGTCGCCGCGAACGGGACGGCGACGCTGACGTGGGCGGCGCTGCCGTCGGGCACAACCGGGGTGAAGGTGTACCGCGGCACCGTGACGAACACAGAAAATGTGCTGGTCGCGACGCTCGGCGCGGTGGTGACCTACACGGATACGGGGACCGCCGGGGTGGCGGCCGTGCCGCCCGCGGTGTCCACGGCGGAGGTCAGCTCGCAGCTGACGCAGGCGGGCGCGATGCGGGACAGCACCCACCCGGCGGTGGTGGCCAACCCGAATGCGTTCAGCACGGTGGCGCCGGTGGCCGGCCAGGGACATGTGAGCCCGGCGATGGCGCAGTACCTGGCGGTTCACCCGGCGGGCCCGGAATTCTAGGAGGCGTAATGGCGCAGCAGCCGCCGATGCAGGCGACGGACACGTTCGTGGCGACGATGAAGGACGGCAGTGATCAGCTGGTGACCAAGGGGCAGGTGCTGCCGTTTGGCCATGAGCTGGTCAAGCGGGACCGGGAGGGGTCCGGGACGCTGTTCCGGCCGCTGGATCTGGGCGGCGAGGACGAGGAGCCCAAAAACGCACCTGCGAAGGCCATGCCCGCGAAGGCGCCGGCGAGGGCAGCTGCCGGCGGCCGGTCCTGATGACTGAGATCCATGGGTCGCCGGCGGATGCGCCGCAGATGCCCGCTGCACCGAACCCGGGGCCGGCTCCTGTGCCGTACGGGGGCGCGGGCATGTCCCCTGAACCGCCCGGCTACGCGGCGGACATCGGCCCGCTGTCCGACCCGGCCGCAGACGTGATGTCCGGGGTCACGGGCCTGGGCACGACGGAGTCGCCATCCGCTCATGACGTGAACGCGGGCCCCTCGGACGCGCCGTACTACCCGGGCCCGCTGTCGCCTATCAACGCGATGGGCGATGACGACGCGGGCGGCCGCGATGATGTGTCCGCTACGGTGGCCGGCGCGGTGGCGAACGCGGCCGGCCGCTGGCAGGAGTTCCAGGGCGACGTCGGCGCGGGATCCACCATCGGGGACCTGATGGATCTGCCGCACTCGCCGATGAATCCCGCGGTGGGCACGAACGCGGCGGATAACCCGCCGTTCGAGGGGCCGTTCTTCCCCGAGACCAACCCTGCGTAACGAGCCGGGCGGGTGGCGCACTTGCTGCTTCACTGGCTCGGCCTGGACAGCGCCTCCGGGCTGGTCTACCTCTTCTACTCCGGCTCCGGCTCGTTCATCCTGAAGGGCAGCATCGTCGCGGTGCTGTGGCATCACCTGAACTGCCATGAGCCCCGCTGCCGTCGTCCCGCGCGGCACCACATGAACGGCTACTGCCGTAAGCACGCGAAGGAGCGCAGTGATGTCTGAGTTTTTCCAGTCCCTGGACCCGGCCGGCGCGCCCGATCCGGCAACGCCTGCGGACAGTCCGGGGGATGCCGCCGGGTACTCGGGCGTGACCCCGGCCGGTCCGGGCACGGCGCCGTACGACATCGCCGCGCCGCAGGACGTCACGGGGATCAGCGGTGCGTTTGACGCGGCTAATGCGCTGACGGGGTCGGGCGTGCTGTACCCGCGCGGGCCACGGCAGGCCGAGGCGGAGGCGCTGCTGATGTCCCCGGCTGGCGCTGGGGCAGTGAACGTGACCGCCGGGTTCGCTGACTACGGGAACGCTGACATCGGCCCGGGCCCGGACATGGAGACCCCCATCCAGGGGATGGGCGACTATCCCGGCACGACGCAGGACGGCCTGCCGACATACGGCACCAGCTAGGCGATGCCGCACGGCCGCACCCCGCCGCAGCATGTCGCGGTCGGCTACGTGCACGGCGGCCAGGTGCGCGCGGAGTTCCTCGCATCGCTGCTGGCCGTGGCCCGCAAGCCCGGCGGTGCCCGGGTGGATGTGTTCCTGGCCGCGCCGTCCGGCCCGAACATTTCCGAGGCCAGGAACCTGCTGGTCCGCCGGTTCCTGGAGGAGTGCCGGGCGCCGTGGCTGCTGATGGCCGACACGGACATGGTGTTCGGTCCCGCCGAGGTGGACCGCCTGACGGAGGCGGCCGACCCGGTGGCGCGTCCCGTCCTGGGCGCCCTGTGCTACTCCCAGGACGGGACGACAGGGGAGAAGCAGCCGACGATGTACGAGCTCGTCCAGGAGCCCGGCGGCGGCCAGGTGGGGTTCGCCCGGTACAGGACCTGGGCGGAGGACGCGTGCGTGCCTGTCGGCGCGACCGGGGCGGCGTTCCTGCTGATGCACCGGGACGCGCTCGGGCGTGTGGCGGAGGCGTCCGGGGACCGGGCGGCGCCGTGGTTCCGGGAGAGCGTGATCGGGTCGGCGCTGGTGGGTGAGGACATGACGTTCTGCCTGCGCTGCGCCGCCGCCGGGATCCCGGTCCACGTAGCAACGGGTGTCCACGTCGGGCACATGAAAACAACGATGCTGATCTAGGAGACGCTGTGAGCGACGCGGGCAAGGTACGCAGGGAAGCTGTCACGCAGGCGGAGAAGGACGCTGCCGCCGGGCAGGCTCAGCAGTCGGCGCAGGCCGCCGAGCACGCCACCCAGACGCGGGAGGAGCTGGAGGCGGAGCAGGCCAAGCAGGCGAAGCGGCGTGCGGAGGCTGACCTGGCAGCGCAGGCGGCTGTCGACGACGCCCGGGAGGAAGAGAAGGCCGCGCAGAAGCAGGCGCGGGCCAATGAGCGCGGCCGGTCCTGATCCCGGGTGAGGTTCGCGACCGATAAGGTCACCCACGGGTACCTCCCGGTGTACCTGCGGATCGCGGCTGAGCTCGGCCCGGCCGCGCGGGTGTGTGAGGTCGGCGTGTACCGCGGTGATGGCCTGGACTTGTTCCAGGCGCTGTTCCCCGCCGGGCAGCTCACCGGGGTGGACGCGGACCCGTCGTCCCGCTGGCCGGAAGGCACCGGCCGGATCGTGGCCGCCCAGGATGACCAGGCCCTTCCGGCGCTCCTGACCCTGCACGCGGAGCAGTGGGACCTGGTTGTGGACGACGCCTCCCACGACGGGGCGGCGACCCGGGCGACATTTGACCTGCTGTGGCCGCTCGTCAGCCCCGGCGGGTTTTACGTCGTCGAGGACTGGATGGTCGGGCTGCCCGGGATCTGGCCGGAGTACGGCTCGTCGATGCTGACGGCGGCTCAGGGGCTGCTGACGCTGCTCACGAAGGACAGCAGTGTTGAGGACATCACCTACCGCTACGGGCTGGCGGTCGTACGGAAGAAGGCGCGATGAGGTGGCATGTGCACGCTGAGGGTGACGCCCCCGAGGGCACCCATCAGGACCTGGCCGAGCGGCTGCGGAAGCTGCTGGGGCAGGGCAGGTTCGGGACGGACAGGTCGCAGTTCGCCGGCGATCAGGTCAACGGCCCCGTCCACGACCCCGGCGGTACCCCGGACCCGGATGCGGCCGCAGATACGGGCGACGCGAAGTAGATGCACCTGCCGGGCGCGGCGCGGCATGAAAACAAACGATGCTGATCTGAGGTGAGGCATGCTCCAAGTCCAGTGCCCCGGCTGCATGACGCAGGTGTTCCTGGAGTGCACCTGCCCGCCGGGTTATGTTGCCGCCGCCGGGGCGCATCAGCCCGGCTGCACTCACGAGAACATCGACGCGGCTGTCCGCTGCGCGCCGGGGTCAGGGTGCTGCACCGAAGATCATGATCACGGCGCGGCAGCGAACGCCTGCCCGGCCGCCCATGACGGTGCGGCGTGTCCCGAGCCGGACGTCTGCCGGGTGTGGAAAGGCGCGATCGCCGACGCGTCCCACCCGCTGAGCGACGGCAGCCACCCCCTGTACGAGGGCACCACCCCGCCGCCGTGCCCCGGCGGCCACTGCCACAAGGACGTGGACGGCTGCACGGTCTGCCGCCCGCTGATCATCACGGTGCTGCCGGGCACCACGATCACCACAGCCAGGTGAGGTCATGACTAACCACCAGACGGCGATCGACCAGACGCGGTCCTCGCTGATGCTGAACGCCAACCTGCCCGTCGGCGCCGCCGGTGTCCCCGGCACGCAGCTGACCGCGCTGGGCACCGGGGCGATGAAGCTGAAGCTGACCTCCACCGCGTCGACCGGGTCCGCGTCGGGCACTGAGCTGACCGGCACCGGGTACACCTCCGGCGGCACCGCGTTCTCCGGCACCCCCACCACGTCGACCGGCGGCGCGGACGTCCTCATCCCGTTCACCGCGATCACCTGGACCAACGGGTCCGGGGGTGCCTGGTCGATCGTCTCACTGGAAATCCCCGACAGCGCGGCGGCCCGGGTGTGGTACGGCAACTGGAACGGCCAGCCGGTCGCGGTGGCGAACGGCAACACGTTCCAGGTCGCGATCGGCGCCATCGCGGCAGGCGGGTACTGACGCCGCCCTGACCTCCGGGCGAGGTCCCGTGACTCCCGGGAGGTGAGCAGTGGCGGTCGCCTTCGTCCAGATCGCCGGCACCGTGCCGTCGGCGACCGGCAACCCGACCGTCACCCTGGGCGTGAACACCACCCAGGGCAACGTCCTGGTCATGTACATCCGGTGCGCGGGCGGCGTGCACCCCACCGCGATCAGCGACAGCCGGGGCAACACCTGGAACCTGGATGTCATCAGCGGATCGTCCAACTCCGCCGCTCATATCTGCTCCGCATACCTGGCCACGGCGCTGCTGTCCGGCGACACCATCAGTGTCACCATGTCGGCATCCTCGAACCGCGAGATCGGGGTCGCGGAATACTCCGGGCTCCAGATAGTCTCCGGCGCCCCCGTACTTGACCAGTCCGCCAGCACACACAACGCGTCTTCCGGTGCGATCACCGCCGCGACCACAGCGACCAGCTCGGCCGGGGACCTGGTGGTCTCGGCGGTGGCCTGCTCGGCCAACGCCGGCACCTTCACCCTGGCCACATCCGACCCCGATTCCGGCGGCACCTGGCACGACCACGCGTTCTCCGTCAACGGCGTGGACGGCGCATACCAGATCGGCGTGGGGTCGGCGTCGCTGTACTCGGTCACCTGGACGCCGGCCAGTTCCACCAACGCCGACTGCTCGATCGCCAGCTACAAGGCGGCCGGGAGCGCCGTCTCCGGCGGCGCCACCCTGACCGGCACCGGATCGGCCATCGCAGCCGGCGGCGGGCCGCCCGGCGCCACCCTGACCGGGGCCGGGTCGCTGGCCGCAGCCCCGGTATCTGCCCTGGCGGTCACCGGGACCAGCAGCGCCGGCTCCGGCGCCGCCAACGTGTCCAGCCAGGCGGTAAACAATCCCGGCTGGAACGGGTCAGGCACCCCCGCGGGGCTGCTGATCCTGCTGTGGTCCGGCTCGGTCAACGCCACCGACACGTTCGCCTGCACCGGGTTCACCGCCGCCACAGTGGCGAACGGGTCGAATATCGCCCAGCAGCTCCTGTGGCGGGTCAGCGACGGCAGCGAAGGCGCCACGTTCACCGTCACGATGACCGGCTCGTTCATCGTGGTGATCGGCGGCATCGCGGTATCCGGGGCTGACACCAGCTCACCGTTCGACCCGTCACTGTCCGGCTCCGGGACGTGCCTGGGCTCGGTCGGGACGACCCTGACCGCCCCCGGGATCACCACCGGCCAGAACGGCGACCTGCTGATCTGGCTGGCCACCGGCCGCCTGGGCGCCGGCGCCGCCGTACCGGCCATCACGCCGCCGTCCGGGTTCACCACCGCCCTGGCCCAGGCTGACTCCGGCGGCGGCGCGGGCCACGCCAACGTGGACGTGTACGCGGCCACGATGACCCAGACCACCGCCGGGGCCACCGGCGCCCTGTCCGGGACGCTGGCCGCCTCCGCCGACGGCGGCGCGCTGCTCATCTCGGTCGCCGCGCCGGGCGGCCCGGTACCCGGCACCGTCTCCCAGCTCGTCGCGGGCGCCCCCGCCGCCGCCGGCTTCCAGGTGTACGCGAAAACCTCCGGGGCCACCTCCTGCAGGCTGGCGTACTCCACGTCGCCGTCGATGACCTCACCGTCCTACATCACAGCGCAGACCCCGGACGCATCCGGGTACCTCCGGTACACCCTGACCGGACTGTCCGCCTTCACCCGCTACTACGTGCAGGTCGCCGACACCCCGTCCGGCGGGATGGAATCGCTGATCGGCCCCATCGGGGCATGCAAGACCCTGGCGACCGCCGGGACCCCCGCGAACTACACCGTCGCCCTGGTCTCCTGCATCGCCCAGGGCGACACGGTGACCCCCCCGGCGACCGCCGCGGCCATCAGCGACTGGATCAGCTACGGCGCCGACCTGAACGTCTTCACCGGAGACTTCGACTACTCCGGCACCACCAGCACCGTGCTGGCCACCCAGGTCGGCGTCTACGAAACCCAGATCGGCTTCATCCCGTCGCTGTCGTCCATGGTGGCCACCGCGTGGGGCTACTACTGCCGCTCCGACCACGAGGCCGGCCCGGACAACGGCGATTCCGACAACACCTACACCGCGACGAACATCGCGGCGGCCCAGTCCGTTTTCCCGATGGGCGTCCTGGGCGATACGGTCAACAGCCCACCGCATGGCCTGTACCAGGCGTGGGTATCAGGCCGGGTCCGGTTCATCATGATCGACATCCGGAACACCGACCGGTCGCCCGGGGGCAACACCGACAACGGCACCAAGACGATGCTGGGCGCCACCCAGCTCGCCTGGCTGGAAAACCAGCTGATCCAGCCCGAGCCGCTGAAAGTGATCATCTCCGACGTCGCCTGGATGGGCACAGCGACGATCACCAACGGCCCGGACAAATGGTGGTCCTACGACACCGAACGCCAGGCCATCATCAGCTACATCGCGGCGAACAGGCACCTGGTCAAGAACGTGGTGCTGTGGCACGGCGACTCGCACCTGGTCGGCTGCACTGTGGGCGCGAACAACAGCTGGGGCGGTTTCCCGGTGTACTGCGCGGCCCCGCTGCTCAACGTCGGCGGCGGCCTGATGCAGACCACGTTCGACCAGCATTACAGCAACTCCGGCGGGGAATGCCGCCAGTACGGCCGGCTAGCGTTCACCGATAACGGCTCGTCCATCACGGTCGCGTTCCAGGGCTGGGATGCGGTCGCCGGCATCGCGCAGGTCAGCCAGACTGACGTGTTCCCCACGCCGTCGGCGGACCTGGCCGGGGCCGGGTCGCTGGCCGCGGGCGGCGGCATCGCCGGGGCAGCGGGCCTGACCGGGGCCGGGTCGGTGAGCGCACCACCGGCGGTACAGCGGGCCGGGACGGCCCTGGACGCTGCGGGTTCGGTCGCGGCCCCGTCGGCCCAGCGGGCCGGGACGGCACTAACCGGGGCAGGCTCAATTCCGGCCGGCCCAGCGCAGCAGACGGCCGTGATGCTGGCCGCGGCCGGATCGCTCGGCACCGCCCCCGGGCTGCAGCCGGCCGCTGTCACCCTGACCGCGGCCGGGACGCTGGCCGCCGGCGCCGTCCAGCAGGCTGGCGCGGCGCCGCGCGGCGCCGGGTCGGTGAACGCACCGGCCTCGGCCGTCCAGGCAGGAAAGACGCTGGGCGGGGCCGCCTCACTGGCCGCCGGGGCGGCCCTGGCCGCCGGTGCCATCACCGTGGCTGGCCGTGCGTCACTGTCCGCCGGGCCTGCCGGGCAGGCCGGGGCCACACTGGCCGGGGCCGGATCGCTCAGCAGCACCGAAGTCCAGGGCGGCGGCGCAGCCCTGGATGGCACGGGAAACCTCACCGTCCCGGTCACACTGCGCGCCGGGGCGCCCCTGACCGCGACTGGGACGCTCACAGGCGGCGCGGCCCAGGGCGCGGCCGTCACCCTGACCGGAACCGGGTCGGTGGCCACCGGGGTCACCCAGCAGGCCGGCGCCGTCCTCGGCGCCGCAGCCTCGATCACGGGCGGCACCGTCCAGGGCAGCTCCCTGCCAGGCGCCGCCCACCTGACCGCAGGCGCTGGCGTGACCGCCCCCGCCACCATGGCAGGCACCGGATCGGTCACCGCCGGGGCCGCCGGGCAGGCCGCCACCACACTAGCCGCCGCCGGGCAGCTCACCACCACACCCGGGCAGCGGGCCACCACCAGCCTGACCGCGGCCGGGGCGATCACCGGCAGCGGCGGCGGGGTCACCCCCGCCAGCGCACCCCTCACGGCGGCCGGGTCGCTGCCCGCGACCGCGGCCGCGGTCACCTCCGGCACCACCACCCTCACCGCCAGCGCAGCCCTCACCACGGCCGCCCGGACCTCCGCCGCCGCGGCGCTGACCGCGCTCGGCACCCTGACCGCACCCACCGCCGCCAGGGCGCCCGCGGTACTCGCCGGCACCGGCACCCTGACCGCGGCCGCCGGGCAGCTCCTGGCGTTCACCGTCGGCACCCTGACGGGCAGCACGGCAGCACAGGCCACCCTCACGGCAGCCGACCAGCGGACAGGAGGACCGGATTGAGCCGCTACCCGCTCGGGCAGCCCATCCGCCTGTCGACCGCCGTCCGGGACACCGCTGGCACACCGGTCAACGCCGGGACGCTCACCCTGACCGCCAAACTGGCCCAGGCCGACGGCACCCAGCTGACCACCGGCACCTACGCCACCCCCACGCTCGACTCGACAGGCAATTACCACCAGGACATCCCCATCACCGACCTGGCCACCACCGGCCACTACCAGTACGCGTGGACAGCGACCGGCACCGGCGCCGGGGTCTCCTTCGGCGAATTCGACGTCTTCGACCCGTTCGAGACGTCCGTGCTGCCACTCCAGGACGCCAAGGACACCCTGAACATCCTGCAGGCCACAACCACCTTCGACACAGAGATACAAAGCTACATCGCGACGATCGAGAGCAACCTCGAACGCGCCACCGGCGGCCCCCTCGTCAACCGGTCCGTCACCGAACGATCCGAGATGATGGCAGACCAGACGGTCATCCCGGTCCGGCAGCGGCCCCTGGTCTCCGTCACCTCGATCATCTCCGCGTCCGGCGGCGCCATCGACATCTCCGCCGGCCTCGACCTCGACGTCAACGCCGGGCTGATCCGGCGCCAGCTGGGCCTGCCGTTCTACGGGCCGTTTTTCTCCTGGCTGCCACAGGTCAACGTCACCTACGTCGCCGGATGGGGCACCGCGGTCCCGGCCGCGTTCAACAGCTTCGCCCGGATCGTCCTCCAGCACCTGTGGACGAGCCAGCGCGGCCCGGCTGCGCTGCCGATGGGCGGCGGCGAGATGGTGACCGTGCCAGGGTTCGGGTTCGCGGTCCCGAACATGGCCGCCGAGCTGCTCAACGGCAGCCAGGGCGGCATCCCGTTCATGTCCGAGGCGTACCTGTGAGCACCACACGGTTCGCTGACGCTGTGACCGCGCTGCTCGCCGCCTACACCGCCGCGGCCGCCCTGGCCGGGGTCCCCATCTACGACGGGGCACAGCCCACCGGCGCCACCGACGCGGACTTCGTCGTCGTCGGCCACGACGGCTCCATGACCTCCGACGGCACCCTGCAGGCCACCGCACTGGCCGGGACCTACACCCAGCAATGGGCCGACATGACCACCGGGCAGGACGAGCGCGGGTCAGTCGGCTGCCTGATCATCTCCCAGACCGGCGACACCACCGACCTGCCCGGCCGCCGCGCCCGCGTCACCCAGCTGCTCGCCGCCGCCGAGGACGCCGCCGCAGACGGCGGCGCGGCCCACCTCACATTCGACGGGACCACCGACGGCCGGTTCACCTACCGGCAGGGCGCAGCCGGGGTCGTCGTCATGTGCGCCTACCGCGTCGCCTACTCCGCACCATGGGGATAAAAATGATCGGATCCGTCTGGCGCGCCATAGTGCGCCGCCGCAATCGCCGCCAGATCAAGACCCAGATCCAGTGGGGAATCGACTACATCCGCCGCGTTTACGGACCGGCCTGAGCGTGCGCTGGCTGATCGGGCATCCTGGACCGCACTTCAGCGTCCACGACCTCTACGAGGGCTGGACCGAAGCCCTCCGCGGCCTCGGCGAAGACGTCTACACCTTCAACCTCGGCGACCGGATCAGCTTCTACGAAGCCGCCCACATCGAAGCCGGCTTCAACGACGAGCACGGCCGGCCCGCGATGCGCAAAGCCCTGGACCGCCAGACGGCCCTGGACACCGCCGCCCACGAGATCCTGCGGGGCGCGTTCCTGTGCTGGCCCGACGTGGTACTGCTGGTCTCCGCGTTCTGGTACCCGCCTTACCTCCTCGACGTGATACGCGGCCGCGGCATGAAAGTGGTCCTGCTGCACACCGAATCGCCGTACCAGGACGACGAGCAGCTCGCCCGGGCCGCCCACGCCGACATCAACCTGCTCAACGACCCGCAGAACATCACGGCGTACCAGGCGCTGTGCACCTCGGCGTACATGCCGCACGCCTACCGGCCGCGCGTCCACTACCCGGCCCCCCCTGGGTCGGCGGAGAAGTGGGACTTCGCGTTCATCGGCACCGGATTCCCGAGCAGGGTCAGGTTCTTCGAGCAGATGGACCTGACCGGCCTGGACGTGCACCTCGCCGGGCCGTGGCTGGACCTCCCCGAGGACTCTCCGCTGCGCGACTGGACCGCCACCGACCCGGACAACTGCGTCGACAACGCGCAGACCGCGGAAATCTACCGGCAGGCCCGGTGCAGCCTGAACTTCTACCGGCGCGAAGCCGAAGACGCGCACGCCGGGGAAGGCTGGGCCATCGGCCCGAGGGAGGTCGAGCTCGCCGCGTGCGGCACGTATTTCCTGCGCGACCCCCGCCCCGAATCAGACGAGCTGTTCCCCATGCTGCCGTCCTACAGCAGCCCCCAAGAGGCATCAGAGCTGCTGCGCTGGGCTCTTGCACACCCGGACGAGCGTACGGCGGCAGCGGCGAAAGCCCGCGCGGCCATCGCCGGCAGGACCTTCACCAATAACGCCAAGGCGCTACTGCGCATGATCAGCAAGGGGTAAGAGATGGCACGCAGTCATGGAAGGAACGGCGCCGTTTACCTTGGTGTGACCACCGGCGCCGCGGCATCACCGGTCACATTCCAGGCGTCCTGGACCATGAGCATGACGGTCGACAAGCAGGACGTCACCGCGTTCGGGGACCAGAACAAGATCTACGTGGCCGGCCTCCCGGACGCCTCCGGGGACTTCTCCGGGTTCTGGGACGACGCCACAGGTCAGACGTACCTGGCGGCAACTGACGGACTGCCCCGCAACATGTACCTTTACCCGAATGTGTCATCGGACCCAAACGCCTACTTCTTCGGAACAGTGCTGCCTGATTTCGAGATGGACGGGGCAATCGGCGGCCCAGTCAACACCAAAACCACCTGGAACGCCGCCAGCCGGATCCAGCGGTACAACCCGGCGACAGGCGGCCTGAACACCTGATGGCCGGCCTGGACGACGCGGCATCGGAGCTGGAATCCATCGCCCGGCACCTGCGCCTGGCTGGCGACGGCGACCTGGTCCGGGAACTCACCGCGGCGATGCGCCGCGCGGTCACCCCGGTGCAGGACCAGATCCGCGACGGCCTCAAGGCCCACCTCCCGGACCGGTACGCGGCAACCCTGGACGCGGACCTGCGCCTCAGCTCCAATGTCCGCACCAGCGACCGTGACCCCGGCGTGACCCTGACCGCCCGGACCCTGAGCGGCGGCGGCAAGGGCCGCAAGCTGCGCCGCCTGGACTCGGGGCTGCTCACCCATCCCCTGTACGGCGACCGCGAGCACTGGTACACCCAGCGTGTGCAGTCCGGATGGTTCAGCGGCCCGGCACGCGACGCCCAGCCCCGGGTCCGCGCGGGGATCGAGCAGGCACTGGAAGACGTCGCCACACAAGCAGCCAGCAAAGGACCCTGATGCACCCCAGCGCATACGCATTCGCCACCTCCGCGCTCACCGGGGACGACGTGACCGGCAAGAAGGTGGTGGAAGCCGGGGCATTCGACGTGAACGGCTCAGTCCGCGGCCACACCGAGGCGCTGCAGCCCGCGTCCTACACCGGGACGGACATGCGGGCCGGCCCGGGCGTCGACCTGGTGTGCCTCGCCGAGGACCTCCCCGCCGAGCTCGGCGAGGACAGCGCGGACGTGGTGATCTCCACGGAAATGCTCGAGCACGCCGCGGACTGGCAGGCAGCGGTCCGCGGCATGATCACCCTGCTCGCGCCCGGCGGCCTGCTGGTGCTGACCGCCCGCGGGCCCGGGTTCCCGCTGCACGGCTACCCCGAAGACCACTGGCGGTTCACCACCGAGGCGATGGACGCCATCATCAAGGGCGCGGGCCTGGACGTGCTCCAGCTCGAGGCGGACCTGCCCACCGACCCGGGAGTGCTCGTCCAGGCACGCAAGCCCGCAGACTGGGCGTGGCCCGACGGCGCCCAGGCCGCATGGGATGACGCCGGGGTCCAGCCGGCCGTGACAGGAGCGCCGCGGTGAAGATCGTCATCAACGGTGAGACGTTCGACTACGACGGCACCAGGCAGCCCATGTCCGAGGCGCTGTGGATCGAGGGTGTCTACAAACGCCGGTACGCCGAATGGCAGGACGACCTCGAGGCCGGGTCCGCGAAAGCCCTGGCCATGCTCGCATGCCTCATCTGGCGCCGCGACGGCCGGGACGTGGACACCGCGTTCCAGGACATCCTCGACGGCACCACCGATTTCGACCTGAGCGAGATGCTGCAGTCAATGCTCGACGCGGCGCAGGCCGCGCTGGACGCGGCCGCGGACGCGGAGGCGGCCGCGGCGGAAAAGAGCACCGCAAACCCTACGCAGGCCGACCCGGACCCGGCTGGCACGGATGGGACCGGGACCGGTACCTCGGGATCTTCGCGCTCCACCTCGGGATCCGCCCGTGGGAAATCGGGCTCCTCGAAGTCGAGGACTTCGAAGCCCTGATCGACTTCGTTGAGGAAACCATCCTGAGCGGCAAATGATCAGGACCCCCGCGGCCCCTCTTCCTTCTCATGATGCTCGCGGTAGGCGGCGAGCGCGGCGGCCAGGATCGCGTTGACAGCTTTCCCGGTCCGCTGGGCGTGCGCCATCAGCCACACCCGGTCGGCCTCCGGCGGCCGGAACGGGATCGGGCTGGACTTGTGCCGGTCGGCCATCCGGTCAGCCCTCGGCCTGCCACGACGTCCCCGACGGATCAGACGGGGCGGCCTGCGCGGAGCAGATGTTATAGCCGCCGTCAGCGTGGCCGCTGGCCACGGTGAGCGGGTCATCACCGGGGCCAGCGACAACGATCTTGCATGAAATGTCGCCGGCGCCTTCGAGCTGGGCGTCCATGAAGTAGTACAGGGCGGCGCCGCTGAAATGCAGGCTGCGGGTCCAGGGCAGCGCGTTTCCCTCACCGAGCTCCCCGAGGGTGCCACCGCCGTCGCGGTTGTCGCTGTCGCTGCCGTAAGTGATCGACGGCTCGCCGGTCCCGGTGACGACGAAAGTGACCTTGGTGGCCGGGTTCACGGCCGGGGCCGGCGTCGGGTCATCACCTGGGCAGTATCCGGAGCTTTCTTTCTCAGACGCCAGGCAGGACAGGCCGTTCGGGTCCTTGAACATGGCCACCTGGCTGGGGGCAGCGGGCGCCCGGGATGCGGGCGCGCTGGCCGCCGTGCCGCTGCCGATGCTGCCGCCGCTGCAGCCAGCGGCGACGGCGGCCAGCAGGATCAGCGCGGCGGCCCGCGCGAAACGGCGCAGCTTGCGGGGACCTGCAGGACCGCTGGGGTGCATGGCACGCCTCTTCTCCTGGACGGTGGTAATACCACCCGCCTGTGATCCTACGCGGTAATACCACACTGTCAATCGTGAGGCGGGTGAGCTGTGGCCGGCGAGTCGATCACCTTCGATTTCGTGGGCCGGGGCGCCGACCAGCTCGCCGACAGCTTCAAGAAGACCGGCGACAACGCCACCCTGGCCGCGAAGGGCGCCCGCCTGTGCGCCGACGCGCTGTCCGCGCAGCGCAAGGCCGCGGACACCTCCGCCGGGGCGACACTGGCCCTGGCCAAAGCCGACCAGATCCTCGCCGACGCTGAGGACGAGCTGGCCGGCCGGGCCGCGCTCGCCGACGAGGCACTGCGCAGCCAGGGCGACGCGGCGCAGAAAGCCGGGAGAGACGCGGCCGAGGCCAGCGGCGGATTCAGCGCCCTGGCCGGAGACGGCGGCATCCCCGGCGGCGGCATCGGCGCGGCCATCGCAGCCGGGGTCGCACTGTCCCCGGTGATCATAACGGCCGGTGTCGGGCTGGCCGGGTTCGCCGCCGCCGCCGTATCCGCCGGCCGCCCCATCCTCGCGGCCGCCCAGGCCACCGGCGGCCTCAAGGCGAACATGTCCGGCCTGAACCCCGAGCAGCAGCAGGTCGCCAAGGGGCTCCTCGGCCTGCAGGGCAGCTACAGCAGCTTCACCAAGTCGCTGCAGCCCGAGGTGTTCTCCGCGTTCAACAGCGGCCTGGGCATCGCCAAAACACTCCTGGCCGGCGCCGCGCCAGTCGCGCAATCCGCGAGCAAGGCCCTCGACGGGGTCCTCGCCGACCTGGGCGCCGACCTGAAAACCACCCAGTGGCAGCAGTTCTTCACGTTCATGGCGACCACCGCCGGCCCGGACGTCACGATGCTCGGGACCGCGTTCACCTCCCTGCTGAACGTGCTCCCCGGGGTCCTGGAAGACCTCCAGCCCGTCGCGGAGCAGATGCTCAGCCTGGTCACCAACTTCACCTCAGCAACCAGCGCCGTCGTGAACTTCGGCAAGAGCAACAACCAGGTCAGCGCCTCTGTCGGCACCAACACCGGGGTACTCGGGCTGCTGTCCCGGGCCGTGGCGAACGTATCGGCCTTCATGAAGCCCGGCGGTGTCCTGGCAGGCTCCTACAAGTCGGCGATGGACGCCATCCCCGGCAGCACCGGCAAAGCCGCCGCCGCCACAGCCAAGCTCGCCACCGCCCAGCAGAACGCGAAGCCATCCACCACCAGCCTCACCGCCGACGTGCAGATCCTGGGCAGCGACACGGCGACCGCGGCGAACCAGACCACCGCACTGACCGACGCGTGGAACATCCTGGTCGGGAACTTCGCCTCGTCCGAGACCGCGGTGCTGAACGCGCGGCAGGCCGTGGCCACCTTCGCCACAGACGTCAAGCAGGCCGGCGCCGGTTCCCTCACCGCCAAGCTCGGGTTCGAGTCCGCCGTCACCTCTATCGGGCAGATGGTCACCGCGCTGCAGTCCGCGCACACCCCCGCCAGGACGATCTATAACGACCTGCTCAGCCAGATCTCGGCGCTGCAGAAGTCCGGGCCGCTGAACACCGAGGAGACCAGGCAGCTCACGGGGATGAAAGCCGCCGCCGACGCGGTGGCCACCAGCACAGACGGGTGGACGAAGGCGACGAAAGCCAGCGCCGCAGCGATCCAGGCGAACCTGCTGCCCCAGCTGGCATCCATGCACGCCAACACCCCGAAGGTCCGCAGCGACGTCGACGATCTCGTCGACAGCATCGTCAACACCGGCACCAAATCGGCGGCCAGCCACGGCGCCCGGCAGCAGCTGATCACCGACCTGGAAACCGCCGGGGTGTCCGCGACTAAGGCCAAGGGGCTGGTCGACCAGCTGCAGGCCTCGATCAACGCCATGCACGGCAAGACCGTCACCACCGTCGTGGAAGCCCAGGGGTCCGGGACCATCTCGATCCAGGGCTCGGGCTGGGCGACAGGGTCGGGCAATATCCGGTTCCACGCCGCCCAGGGCGCCTACGTCAACGCGGGCTCCGGACCGACCGCCGATGATGTGCTGGCCCGGGTGTCCAGGGGTGAGCTGATCGTGCCCGCGGGCATGGTCCGGGCTGGCGCGGTCGATCATCTGCGCGGCAAGATCCCCGGGTTCGCCGCGGGCGGCCTCGTCGGCCTGGAGAACTCGATAGCCGGCGCGGTCCCCGCCGCCGCGGCGTTCGCCGGGAACGACTCCAAGGAAGCCGTCACCGCAGGCGTCACCGAGGCCATGGCCGCGGCCAGGAAACTCGTCGCGGCCAAGAACGCCGCCGCAGCGGCCGCCTCGGCCGGGATCGGCGCGCCCGGCGGCCTGGGCGGCCCGGTGTCGGCCGATGCCCTCGCCGCGCAGGCGTACGCCAGGTCCCGGCTCGGCGCGTACGGCTGGTCCATCGACCAGATGGCCGACCTGATCGAGCTGTGGAACCAGGAGTCCGGCTGGAACCGGTTCGCGCTGAACCCGTCCTCCGGCGCGTACGGCATCCCGCAGGCGCTGCCCGCCTCCAAGATGGGCGCCGCGGCGAACCCGCCCACCAGCTCAGCCGCCGCGCAGATCAACTGGGGCCTGTCCTATATCAAGGGACGGTACGGCAGCCCAGCCGGCGCTGAGGCGCACGAGATAGCCGACCACTGGTATGCCCGCGGCGGCCTGATCCCCGGGTTCGCCTCCGGCGGGACCGTCCCGGCGCGGGGCGCGGCCTACCTGAAGGCGTGGCAGTCCCGCCGCGGCGGCGGGTTCGGCGCCGCCTGGGGACCGATCCCGGTGAACCCGCAGATCGACGCGATGACCGCGGCGCAGCACCGCGCCGCCGTCCTGGCCGGCTCACCCGGCCTGACCGCGGCCCAGCACCGGCATTACACGGCAGCCGCGGCGGACGAGAAGAAGCGGGTGGCCGCGCTGACCTCAGAACGGGCCACCGAACGGTCCTGGCGGACCATGCTCGGCACCTCCGACACCCACCTCACCGCGTCGATCCACGCGGCCGGGTCCACGAAGTCACTGGCGAAGAACGTCACCGCCTGGAAGAAGGAGATCGCCACGCAGAAGGCCACCATCGGGAAAATCTCGGCGATGCTCGGCCTGACCGGGACGCAGCAGGCGGCGGCCACGAAAGCCGCGGCGGCGAAGGCGGCCGCGGCGGCGCTCCCGGCGATCACCCACACGTACGGCGGTGACGTCGCAAACAACCTCGGCGCGGTCCTGGCGTCCGCGCTGGGGCCGTTCACCGGCGCCGCCCGCGGCGCCCTGGTCAGCTACGACCAGGGCGGCTGGCTGCGGCCAGGGGTCACCATGGCCTACAACGGCACCGGCCGGCCCGAGCAGGTCACCCCGGCCCGAGGCGGCGGCCGCGGCGGCGTGAACGTCGCCCTGGAGATCGACGGCACCGGGAGCAGCGCCTTCGACAGCCTCATGGTGCAGTGGGTCCGCAAGCACGTCAAGATCAAGGGCGGCGGCGACGTGCAGCGGGCGTTCGGGACGCACTGACGTGGCCACCTTCCCCGGGACCGGCTCCAATGCCCTCGGCGTCAAGGTCGAGCTCCTGCTCAATTCCGTCTGGACCGATATCACCAGCCAGGTCCGGCTGCGGAACCCCGTGCAGATCACGGACGCGGGCCGGGCCGACTGGACCTCCACGCTGCAGGCCGCCCAGCTGACCCTGACCATCAACAACCGCGGCGGGAACTTCACCCCGAAAAACACGGCCGGAGCCAACTACCCGTACATCACCCGGAACGTGCAGATCCGCGTCAGCGTAAACGCCACGTCGGTGACGGCCGTGGCCTACAGCGGATACCGGTTCTGGGGTGAGGTCACGTCGTGGCCGCCGACGTGGGACGTCTCCAGCCGCGACGTGTGGTGCGACATCACCGCGGCCGGGATCTGGCGGCGCATGTCGCAGCTGGAAACGACCCTCGGATCGGCGTTCACCCGGTACAACGCGATCACCCTGACCGGGACCAGCGCCCCCCGCGCCTACTGGCCGATGGAAGACGGCACCGGATCCGGGCAGCTCGTCTCCTACGACTCGGTCGCCGGGACAGGGAACGCCGTCCAGTCGTTCACCACCGGGCAGGCCGGCCTGTCCCTCGCCGCATGCACGGACTTCAAAGGCTCCGACGGGATCCCGCAGCTGAACGCCGCGGCGATCACCGCGACCGTCCCGGCCGGCGGCACCGCCACCAACAACGTCACCCGGTTCCTGATCTCCGTCCCCACCGCCGGCGACAGCGCCTCCGGCACCACGAACTGGAACATCTCCGAGATCGACTCGGCCGGGACCGTCGCCAAATTCGAGGTGTACCTGCTCCCGGCCGGAACGCTGACAATAAACCTCCGCAACTCCGGCGGCACCGTGATCGCGTCGGGGACCACCACCACGAACGTCCACGGCAAACCCGTCCTGGCGTCCTGCGAGCTGACCCCATCCGGGTCGAACGTGGCGTTCGCGTTCCGCATCATCACCCCGGGCGCAACCGGGATCACCGAATCCCTGACCGGCACCCTGACCAGCGCATCGGCCGGGGCCATCAGCAAGGTCGTGCTGGGCCGGGCCAACGTCCTGATGGACACCGCCGTCGGGCACCTGTCCGTCACCTACGGCGCGGTCCCGTCCATGGTCGCCGCCGCCAGCGCCCTCGGCGGGTATGTGGGCGAGTTCGCCCTGGACCGGTTCACCCGGATCTGCGGCGAGATGGGCATCACAGCCGAGACGATCGGCACCTCATCGACGTCGGCGGCGATGGGACCCCAGGTCGACGACACCCTCACCGGCGTCCTGCAGTCCATCGAGGACACCGACATGGGGCTGCTGTTTGAGTCGCGGACCCAGTTCGGGCTCGGCTACCGCACCCTGACCTCGATGGCGAACCAGTCCGCCGCCGCGACGATCTCCTACCCGGCCGCGATCCTGGACCCCAGCCTCGCACCCGTCTACGACGACCAGCTGACCCGCAACAACGTCACCATCACCAACTGGACCGGATACACCCAGCAGGCCATCCTGACCGCCGGGACCATGTCCATCCTCAACCCGCCGTCCGGCATCGGCAACGGCTACGCCTACACCCGGTCCGTCAACGCCGCCGCCGACTCCCAGGTTGCGGGGATCGCGACGTGGCTGCTGAACGTCGGCAGCGTGGACGAGGTCCGGTTCCCCGTCATCACGATCCGGCTGGCCAAGGCCGCCGCCGCCGCGCTGTTCGCCGTCATCCCGGGGCTGCGGCCCGGGGATTACCTGCAGATCACGTCCCCGCCGTCGTTCCTGACCGCCTCCACGATCAGGCAGCTGACGTTCGGGTACAGCGAGACGATCGGCGTCAACCAGTGGGACGTCGCCTATAACGCCGTCCCCGAATCCCCGTACGAGACCGGGTTCTCGCCCGGCACGGTGCAGACAGCGCAGCTGCCCGGGTCCGGGGCGGTCACCTCGACGGCCCCCGGCGCGGGGGGCCTCGGCGGGGTCATCGTCAACGGGTCGATCACCCCGGCGATGCTGAACGAGGGCATCACCATCCACACCCTGGGCGGCAGCGCGGTCACCATCTCGGCCAGCGCCCCGGCCACCCCGAACACCGGCGACATCTGGATCGCGTCGGCGACCGGGCTGATCAGCCAGTGGAACGGCACCACGTGGGTGCCGTTCAAGTTCGACGGCACCGCTGCCATCCAGGCCGCGTCGATCACTGCCGCGTCGATCGCCGCGTCCACCATCGTCGCGTCCAACATCGCCGGGGGGACGATCACCGCCGCGCTGCTCGCCGCGGGCATCGTCGTGGCCGGCATCGTGAACGGCACCACCATCACGGGTGCGACGATCGTCGCGGACGGCACGGCCGGGGAGATCCTGGTCTACTCGGGGGTCCCGGCGTCGGGGAACCTGATCGGGTCCTGGTCCGGGTCGTCCGGCACGGACGGCTCCGGCAACCCTTACGCCCAGGGCCTGGAGATCAAATCCGGCGGCCTGGTCCTGGACAACCAGGCGTCCGGGCCGACCGCGGTGTCGGCGGCCAGCGTGATCTACTCCAGCACCGGCGGCCGGCCACGGTACCTGTCGGCGGCCGGGGCCGACTCGATCATCGAACGCAGCACCGTCAACGTCTCCCAGTTCACCGTCGGGAACACGGCCACGCTGACGAACATCGCGGCACCCCTGGGCTACCTGGCCAGCGAGGCCGCGCTGTCCAGCGAGTTCGAGATCGAGATCTCCGGGAACGGCAGCCCGGCGGCCAGCGGCGGGATCACCACCAGCCAGCTGGTCTTCGACCTGCTGATGGATGGCGTCTCCATGGGGGCGTCCCCTACCATCGGGGCCACCTTCTGGCAGCTCGGCACGTTCTTCGCCTACACGCTGCGGTTCTTCATCTCGGTCACTGCGGCCGGGGCGTCCGGCACAGCCGCCGTCAACTCGGACGGATCAATCTCCTGGTCTGCGAACAAGACCAGCGGGGACAGCACGACCCTGAACGCGATCGCGACCGGCGTCGCCGTCGACTGGACGGCAAATCACACCTTCCAGGTCAAGGCCCGGTGGACCGTCGCCACGGGCACCGGTTCCGGCAGCCAGCAGCTGACCACCTACCGGACCAAGCTGACAAGGAGAGACTAGATGCCAGTCGGTGCCGCCATCGGCAGCAGCCAGGTCGACAACGTGATCACGAACCTGGCCGTGAACCTCCGCAACATCATGCGGCAGATCGCCAACCTGAACCTCGCCGTCAACGGGCAGGCCACCGGGCTGGCCTACCTGGAATCCATCGGGTACAGCCCGGACGCCAACCAGGCCAACCCGGGCGGGATCAGCGACGCCCAGTACGCGCTCAACATGATCGGCTACCTCAACACCGTCGCCGCCGTCTACTTCGGCACCGCCGCACAGGCCAGCGAATTCAACTTCGACGAAGAGCTTTCGCAGGTATGGGGAGGGCAAATCGGCTGACAGAGGCCAGGGACGGCCACGGGATGACCTGATCAGCGGGGGGGACAGGTGCACATCGATACCAGCACGTTCCTGGCCATCCTCACATTCATCTCCTTCGCCTTCGCCGTCGTCGGCATCGCCGGATCCTGGCGAGCCTCACGCTCCGGATCCGCGCTCACCCAGTACCGCGAAACCGCCCGCGCCTGGGAAGGGAAATCCCGAGCCCAGGACGCGCTCATCGCCGACCTCCAAGCCGACGCCGCCACCAAAGACCGCAGGATCGCCGAACTCGACGGCAAAGTCACCGTGCTCCAGGACGCCCTCACCGGCCGCGCGGCATGGGAAATCCTCGAAACCAAGATCAGCGAAGCGCTGCAGCTCATAGGCGAGACCAGGACCGAGGTCAAGCAGGTGCACCAGATGCTCGAGACCCCCTGATGGACGGCACCAGCCCACGGCCGGTCGCCGACGTCGACAAGCTGATCCGCGCATCACTGCGGGACTACCAGCGGACCAGGTGGCTGACCGCCGCCGGTGTCATCGCCGTCCTGTGCGCCGCCGTGATCACCCTCGCCGTCCTGTACGCCCAGCAGAACGGCAGACTCAGCGCCTCCTGCCGGTTCTGGCGCACCCTGGCGCCCCTGCCAGTCACGATCGCCCAGCAGACCGGCAGGCCGTCCAGCCTCGGCATCTCGATCATCGCCGAATCACGCGCGGCATACGCCGGGCAGGACTGCGGGAAGCTGCCCCCGGCCGACCCGTCATTCGCGAAATGGGCGAAGTTCTACCACCTGCCCATCAGCTAGGAGGCCGTCATGACCGCACCCGTCGAACGCAAGGTGCAGGCGTCCACGGCCGCCGCAGCGGTGTCCGGGCTTGCCCTGTGGGCCCTGGGCCGGTACGTGTTCCGCGGGTCGGTACCCGACGTGGTCGCCTCCTGGATTTACGTGATCGTGCCGTCCGCGGTCACCTTCACCGCCGGATACTTCGCCAGGCACACCCCCCGGCCGGCCGCTGTTCAGCCTGCAGCCCCCGCAGCGCCTGCAGCTGAGACGCTGCCCCCTCCTGCCGCGCCGGAGTGACCCGGTGCGGCAGGGCCGCCTACCAAACCCCGCCCATGGCCTACTGCCACCGCTGCGGCCGGTTCGCCGACCTCGACGCCGCCGCCATGTGCGCCGACTGCCGGGACAGCTGGCACCCGGCCGCCCCGGGATACCGCACGCAGCCCCAGCCATCAGGAGGCACGCATTGATCGTCGACTACTCGACCATCCGGCCACCCGTCTCCACACTCAAAGCGGCCGGGGTCACCGCCGCCGGCCGGTACATCGGCTGGGACTCGGTGCCCGGCTTCTCCTCGATCGGCAAGAACATCACCAGGGCCGAGGCGGAGCAGCTGACCGGCGCCGGGATCGCCGTGTTCCTCGCTTTCGAATACGGCGCCGACGCGGTCACCAAGGGCGCCGCGCAGGGCCGCGCGGACGGCCGCCTCGCCATCACCCAGCTGGCCGACCTCGGCGCCCCCGACGGGATCACCGTCTACTTCGCCATCGACTTCGACCTGCCCGACTACGCACCCCACCTGCCGGACACCCCGGCTAACGCGGCCGCCAAGCTCGGGCCCGCAGCGGACTACTTCCGCGCGATCACGGTGCTGGCCGGCCGGGCATACCGGGTCGGCGTCTACGGCGGCTACTGGGCCTGCAAGCGGGTCCTCGACGCGGGCCTGGCGGTCATGGCCTGGCAGACCGTCGCCTGGTCCGGCGGCCACCGCGACCCGCGCGCCGTGCTGTACCAGCTGGCCGGGCCCGCGCCGCTGGCCGGCGCCGACGTCAACATCCACGAGGGCACCGCACCGGACTTCGGCCAGTGGCCCCGCCCCGCACAGGCTGCCCCGGCCGCAGGCGGGGCACCCGCATCACAGGAGGACGGCATGCCATCAGGAGTCATCCGCACCACCCCGGGCACCCGGGAGTCCCGCAGCTGGCCAGCCGGCGCAGCCGGCCAGATCGTGCTGTACTCCGACTGGAAAGGCGAGCAGCCCACGGCGCCGGTCGTGGAGCTCCGGATCGCCCACCTGAACAGCGCCACCTTCGACGCTGGCCGCCTGACCGTCGACGGCACCCTCACCTACACGGTCGGGACGCCGGCGGACTGCAACGGCTGCTCGTTCACCCGCGTCGATGCCGGCGCGGCGACGGTGGCATGGCACACGAACGCATGACGGCCGGAAGCGAGCGCATCATGCGCCAAGAGGCTCCGTACCCGGACGCGCTGGCCGGCCTGGCGGACCGCCTGGAGTACCGGCGCGGCTGGACGTTTGAGCTGGCGGACCTTGACCGGGGCCAGGACAGCCGAGGCCTGACCCTGCTCATCACGATCCACACGGCGGACAGCTACGACCAAGACAAGCGGCGCAGCGTCGTCCATTACATGCTTGTCCCGCCAGCGGCATACGACGTGCGGTCCTGGCAGCGGTGGCTGTTCGATCAGATCCTGCTGGTGGAGCGCCACGAGGCCATGGAGTTCTTCACCATCCACGACTCGCCGGGCAGCGAGCATTCCGCGAAGCCGTACGCCCCCAGTCACGGGCCCGGGAATGACCCGTACCTGATCCGCGAGGTTGGCACCGACCTGGACCGCCGGACATCATTCCGAGGCGACGTGAACCCGCCGGCGCTCGCACACGAATGCGAGCATCAGGCGTCCAACTTCACGCCGTGCCGGATCTGCGGAGCGTGAGTCGATGACAGACGTCCAGCCGGGCGACGTGATCCTGGTCCGCACCGGCGGTCTCGCCTCGGCCATGATCCGGCTCGGCGCCGCCCTGCGCGGACGCGCCAACTTGCAGAACCACGTCGCAGTAGCGCACCACACCGACGCCCACGGTGTCCTGTGGCTGATCGAGGGACGTCCCGGCGGCGTCGGCTGGCGCGACGCCAAGGCCTACCTCGAATCGCCATGGACCATCACCAACCGGATGCAGCCGAAGACAGATGTCCAGCGTGCCGCCGTGTGCAAAACCATGGAAGCGATGCTCGGCACGCCATACTCCTGGCAGGCGATCATCGAGGACGCCGGGATGGCGTTCGGCCTGAAGGATGTATGGGCCGAACGGGTCGACGGCAAGCCACCCGGCGAGATCGTCTGCTCCAGCCTGGCGGCATACGCCTACGACAAGGCCGGCCTCAGTGCGCCGGACCCAGCGGATTACGCGCACGTGACCCCCGGCGACTGGACTGCGTGGCTTATCCAGAACCGGTGGCTCGGTCAGGCGTGAGGGAAGTTCAGGAAGGCGTAGTCGCCCCACGCGGCCAGCGCAGCAGCGTCGTAAGCACGCGCAGCGTCTTCCTCTGTGCTCCAATTTACCTTTCATCCAGGCGGAGAGCCGCGCTTAAATGCCGCTATCAGGAGACGGGCCGGGGCGCCCGTAATCCGCGCGGCCCGGTTGCGCGTCTGTAAGGTGACCTCATCTGACGACATAAGGAGACGCCTGCCCATGAGCAGACGCATTGCAGCGCTCGCAGCGGGCGCCATCCTCACCGCCGGCCTTGCCCTCACCGGCGCCACCACGGCGCACGCCACCACCCTCACCTGCACCAACACCGCCTCCGCCACCACCGACCCCATCGGCTGCGGCGGCCTCCAGTCCGCGTTCACCGCCCACGGCACCCTCGACATGGCTGTCCTCGGCACCGGCACCGCCAGCGGCAACTACTACAACAGCCCCGTCGGCGTCCAGACCGACTCCCAGGCGAACGTCCGCGAGGACTTCACCGTCTTCGCCGTCGGCGGTGCCACCAGCGGCGGCCCCGGCAACCTCGGCCGGTACGTCGCCATGTACACCCCCGACGGCAAGATCCCCGGGTTCACCGCCCAGCCGGCGCCCGGCACCACATTCACCGCGAACAGCTCCGACCTGTGCCTGTCCGTCGTCTCGGAGAACAACGGACCCAAGGGCGCGGCCCGGTGGAACGCGGTCCTGCGGAACTGCAACACCAACGGCACCTTCACGATGGGCAACGACACCACCGTCGAGAACGCGGTTACCGCCGGGCACGCCAACGCCTGGCAGGAATGGGCTCCGGTCACCGGGGCGTCCGGGCTGCTCATGGTCAACGACACCCTGTCTCACGGGTTCCGGTCCGGGAACGTCCAGAATGTGCTGGACATCAAGGGGAACGGCGGCCCGGGCACCGCGCTGCTGGCCTACCCGGAGAACGACGGGCTGAACGAGCAGTGGTCGATCATCGGCTGCACGCAGCCCGCCGACGTGCTGTCCACCGGGTATCAGTTCTGCCCGTAGGCAAGGAATTACCTGCCCCGTCTGGGGTGAAAGGTAAATGCCCCCCGCGCGCCCTGTGGCGTGCGGGGGGCTCTTTGCCGTCTCAGAACAGCGCGTCCTGGACCTGGAGCTGCTCGCAGCCGTGGCGGATCAGCGCGTTCTTGGTCTCATCGATGCCCGCCTCAGGTGCTCGCCGTTCAGCCCGCGGATGATCAGGTCAGCCGTTGTGCCCACGCCGACGCCACCTCATCTTTCGTGTCAGGCGGACGCGACGCCGTCGAGGTCGAACAGCGATCCCTGCGCCGGGAACGGCCGGTTAGACCACAGGACCTCGACACGGCTGCGGTCACCGGTCCCGTTGCCGTTGAAGGTCGGAATCTCGACGCGATGCCAGGCTGCGTACAGGTCCTGGTACAACGGGCTGTCGTAGCCGCTGAGCACGACTACGGCGCAGGCCTCGAGCAGAGCGTCCGCCAGCTCGCGATGCTGGTCCTCGGTCAGCATCTCCGCAGAGTATTCGCGGCCACTCCCGGCGCGGTTCGCCCGCGGATTGCGGACGCAACCGAGGTAAGGCGGGTCGGCGTAGATGAGCACGCCGTCATGCTGGCCGTACTGGACTATGAGCTCGAGCGCCGGTTTGCACTCCAGCGATACCGCGGCCAGCCGGGCCGCCGCCGCGGCGGTGCGTGTCGTATAGGCCTCGAGGTAATCCGGCATCGACGAGGACGAACCGCGGGGATTGACGTAATACCGCCAGCCGGTCCGGCGCATGGATCTACCGCGGCCCTGAGTGAGCCGCACCCAGATGCGCCGGGCGCGCTCGATGCCCTCGGTGCCATCCAGGTCATACGACTGGAGGTACTCGGCGCGAGAGTGCGGGGTGAGCGCACAGACGCGCTCGAGGCCTTCCGGGTCGTCGCGCAGCGTCCGCCAGAAGTGCATCAGGTCGCCGTCGAGGTCATTGATCGTTTCCATCGGTGATGGCTTCTTGGCCAGCAGCACAGCGAGCGACCCGGCGAACGGCTCCACATAGTGCTCGTGCGCGGGCAGCAGCGCCGCGATCTGGCCGGCAATCGCCGTCTTGCCGCCGAAGTAGGTAAACGGCGGCTTCATGCCCCGCTCGCCTCCCCGCGCCGCCACCGTCTCATCTTGGCCTCACCTTCCCGGGCCTTCCTGCGGCCCTTCGCGCCCTGCGCGTGACTCATCTGCGCCGGGGGCGTCCCACCCAGCTGCTTCGCCTGACGCTTCCCCCGGCCCCGGCGGCCTCGTTCCTCCGGCGGCAGCGACATGTCCGCCAGCCGGCCCTGCTGCGACCTGGCACCGTTCCTCGCCTTCGACATCCGGCATCACCGGGCCGCAGCGGCCGCCTGCTCGTGCAGCTGCCTCTTATAAGCCGCGACCTCCGCCGGATCGATGCGGACCAGGCTGCCCATCTTCAGCTTCGTGAACACACCCTGCCGGATCATGCGCTGCACCGTCTTCTCCGACGTCCTCAGCCGCTCAGCCACCTCGGCCATCGTCAGCAGGTCGAGCGCTTCAGGGCCTACGTCGGTCATCCCGGGGGCCGGGTCGGTCATCGTGAACCCCTTCACCTCTGCCGGGGCCTGGAGACAGGCTCCCGTGCTCTCCCGCCACGGTTGACGGTAAATGGAGACATCCGGAGTCCACTGTAGACCAGACATGTCCATCCTGGGTAGTGTTGCGAGGCATGGACAAACTGCAATTGCCGGGCGGGGCGATTCTGCCCATCCCCCACGGCACCACGGCCGAGCAGGTGTACTGGCGGCACAGCTGCATGTCGCTCAGCGAGGGACTATGCCCGCGCCATCAGTCTCCGCTCGAGCCGGTACCGGCAAAGGATGGGGGGATCGGCGCGCACTGCCCTCGATGCGGGTACTGGCACCTTGATCCCGTCAGCCAGGACGTCAGCTGGCATATCGACCACAATCCGTATACCGGGGAGCCGCTGATTCCTGAGTGGGCTCACCCATGACCGGCAAGCCGGCCGGGGCGCGGCCCAACCGCGAAGGCAAACCCTGGCGGCGCAAAGACGGACGCTGGCAAGCCCGCGCCTACCCACCCGAAGGCGGCATCGACACCAAACCCCGCTACGTCTACGGCAAAACCCGCAAACAAGCCGTAGACAACCGCGCCGAACTCGAGGCCAAACTCGCCCAGGGATTGCCCGAGGACCCGCACCAGACCGTCGCCGACGCGTTCACCCGGTGGCTCGGCACCACCCTCCCCCAGTACGTCCGCGCCGGGCGCCTCGCCGCATCCACCATGGACTCCTACCGGGACAACGCCCGCCTGCACATCCTCACCCGCAAAGACGGCATCGGCCACGTCAAACTCGCCGACCTGTCCGCCGCCACCGTCCGCGACTGGCAGGACCGCCTCTCCCGCAAGCCAGCCGGACGCCAGCCCCGCGACGGACCACGCCGCACCCTGTCACCCCGCACCGTCGCCTACTGCCGGGAGATCCTCCACAAAATGATCGCCGACGCGATCCGCGACGAAACCGCCGGACTCACCCGCAACGTCGTCGACCTCGTAGCCCCACCCAAGGCCAACCCGGCCGAACCCGTCATCCTCGCACCCGCCGAGGTATCCGCGCTCCTGACCGCGATGGCCGCCGACCGCTGGTGGTGCTACTGGCTCGTCGCGTTCCTGCTCGGCTTCCGCCGCGGCGAAGGCCTCGGCATGCGATGGACAGACCTCGACCTCGATCGGCGGATCTGGACACCGGGCCTGCAGGTGCAGCGGCTCCGCGGCGACCCCGACCCCGTCACCGGGAAACGCGGCCGCGGGCGCCTGGTGGCCAGGGAGCTGAAGACCCGCGCATCGAGGGAGCGGGTCGCGCTGCCCGTCTCGGCCGTCGAGGCGCTGGCCCAGTGGCAGCGGGAACAGCGCAAGACCCGGATGGCCGCGCCAGCGTGGGCGGACCTCGAGCTCGTGTTCACCACCGGGCTGGGGACGGCGGTCGAGCCGCGGAACATCAACCGGCAGTGGGAGAAGGTCCGGGCCCGCGCCGGGATCGAGCGGCCGGTCCGGCTGCATGATCTGCGGCACGCGTGCGCGTCGTACGCGCTGGCCGGCGGCGCGGACCTGAAGACGGTGCAGCGGATGCTTCGGCACTCGCGGATCTCGACAACGGCGGTGTACGTGCACGCCCTGGAGGACGTGCCGCGGGCCGGGGCCGACGTGATGGACCGGGTACTCGAAGGACTGAGAGGGCGGTCGTGAATCTCGCCGAGCGGGCGACTGAGCAAGTCATCACAGAGGAAGGGTGGCGCGGCGGGACGACGCTGGAAAACCGGGTCGCATGGGAGCTGTCCCGATTCGGGTTCGGGCCACACTCGACATTCAAGACGCGGCAGCAGTACCGGGTCGGCAGGTACCGCCTGGATTTCGCGTGGCCGTCCCGCCTGATGGTGCTCGAGACCGACGGCCCGTTTCACCGGATGCCCACTGGCGCGGCGAGAGACGCCGTGCGAGACGCGTGGCTACGGAACCGTGGCTGGGTCATCTTCCGCGTTGACGACACCGGAGACGAGGGACAGCTACGGATGCAGGTAGCGCGGGTCTGCCGGATCATCCGGGGCGAGGAACCGGGCATGTGGCCGGCCGCCGCGCTTCGTGCCGTTCGGCGCGAGGACGGCAAGTGAATGGAACCCCGGCGCGGTTGCTGTCACGGTTGCACGAGCGGCCACCGGGGCGGCCTGGACTGAACGCCGTCGCGCGGAAACGCGGTTTTGGCCTCGCGCTTGAGCCTGCGGAACATCCTGCCAAGTTCCAGAAGGTCTAGCAGCGGCGGCAGCTCTTCAGTCGCGCGGAGATCGGTCACCTTCCGCGCCTTCAGGATGTGCTCGATCAGCGGCAGCCCGGGCCGGAACCACTCCCCCTCAACTCGCAGCGCGGCGAACCGGTCGTGGATCATGTGCTCTTCGCGGTGCGCGCCGCGGTGCGCCGCCATGAGAATGAGCGGTCCGTGCTCTTGCCTCAGCGTGGTCCAGCGACTGGCGATCGTTCGCGATGTGCCGATCTTGATGCTGTCGGACTCGCGCCGGGCGTAGTAGACGAGGCTGGTCTCGATACGGGCGACTTCGGCGGCCCACTTGATGGCCCGCTCGTAGTGGTAATCGCAGAAGTAGCTGTCGGCCGCTTCGTACGGCGCGGGCTCGCCGCACGTCTGCTCTTCGCTCCCGGGAGGTCGCCAGCAGGCGGTGCAGGTTTTCATGATCGCTCGGCGTTGCTGTCACGGTTGCTGTCAGTGGCGACCTTCTGTGGCGTTACCGACTCGCAACCGGAGCTATTTCCGCTGGTCAGCGTGGCGCGCTCGGAGGGACTCGAACCCCCAACCTTCTGATCCGTAGTCCTGGGCACCGCCGGACACTGGCGGACTCCAGTGCGGTCAACCCTGGTCATCGGCACCCTTGTCCATCGCTGTCCGCTGGTGTCCACGATCCCGGTTGCTGTCACGGTTGCTGTCACGGCCGGCGTCCGTTCGGCAAAGGATGCCCATCACGTCCCGGGCGATCCGCTGGGACTCGGCGCTGCCCTCGGGGGCCCCGGAGTGACGGCGGAGTGCGGCCCAGGCATGGGCTGCCTCGATGAGCAGGACCGTCGCCTTGTCCGGGCCTTCGTCGAGCAGCGCGCCGACGGTTGTGCCGTACGCGGACGCCAGCCTGATCGCCTGCGCCAGCTGCACGCTGTGCCCCTGCTCCGCCCGTATCACTGTCGTCACGGACACCCCCGCCTCCCCCGCAGCCCGCCGCAGCGACCACCTGCGGGCCGCCCGCAGCCGGTACAGGGCCGGGCCGAACCCGGCAGGCACCCGCGCCGAGGGCGTCACGACGGGTCAGCCCTCAGCGTCCGCAGGTAGCCGAACAGCTTCTCCACCTGGTCCCCGGACAGCGCCGTGGTCGCCCGCAGCGCCTCGCTGACGAGCTGGTCGGATTCGGTGGCCTCCGCGACGGCCAGCCACCGCAGCGCCATCGCGCGGGCTCCGGCCGGGCTCAGCGCGCCGTCCAGCGACCCCCGCCTCAGCAGCACCAGCGCCTCACGCCGCTTCGTCGACCCGGCCGGCAGCAGGGTCATCGTGGTCTTCGCGCCGAAGTACCGCTTATCGCGGCCATCCAGCATGTGCGTAGCGAACTTGGACACGACGTCGGCGGAGAGCTTCACCCGGGTGACGAGGGTCATCATCATCTCGGCGTAGGCGGCGCAGGTCACCAGGTCGATCGCCGTGTCCCGCACGTCGGCGACGGGTGCGTAGCACTGCAGCGGCCCCCAGGTGATCTCGCAGACCGGCTCATCGTCCGGGCCGCGGGTGGACTGGATCCAGATACCCGCGGCCGCCAGGTCATCACTCAACGGACACCCCTCATATCGACCCGATCCCATGCGAAAAGTCCGGCACCGGATCGGCGGTGAGGCAGTACCAGACGTGCGCCACCTCACCCAGGTTCACATGCGCGGACCTCGGGGCCACCACGACCATCCCCAGCCGGTCCGGGTACATCAGCCAGCCGGCGTTGCGGGTCTCCAGCCAGCCCGGCATCGTACCTTCGCGGGCCGACACGGACACGTGCGCCCACACGTGGCCATCCAGCTCGCGCGCCACCGAGTGAATGATCCGCAGCCCCCATCGGCGGTGATCCCAGATACCCAGACCGTCCAGATTCTGCTCACGGAGCAACCAGCCTTCGGCCTCCAGCCGGGCGACTTGCCGGGGGCGATCGCGCTCTTTCAGCGCGACACACTCGCTGTCGTGATGGGAGGCGAGCCACGCCTGCACGTCCGGCGCGCTGGCCGTGTCGTGCAGCCTCGCCATGGCGGTGTGGTGCTCCTGGCGCAGCTCGTGCCGCTTGCGCTTGATCCTGGCCTGCCTGCCCATCAGCCCTCGGTCCGACCGGTCAGGTACTCGCCGATCGCCGCTCTCAGCACCTCGGACCTGTTGCCGTCGAAATCCCGCTCGGCGATGAAGTCCACCGCCTCCAGGTCCTCGGCGGGCAGGCTGAAGTACACCTGTGGCATCAGAACAGTCCTTCCTGGCCGGGTATCGGCTGCTGGTCGAGTTCGATCTGGCGGGTCAGCTCGGCCTCAGCTTCCCTGTGCGCCTGGTACAGCGACACGCCCGCGACGCACATCTGGTCCGGCTTGCGGGCCCGCTGCGCGGTGACACACCGCGGGCAGTCCCGCCGGTGGCCGTGCCAGCGCACGCCAGCGTGCATGGCCTGCGTGCGGGCCAGAGTCGTCTCGATGCTCACCTGCGTGCCTGCGCTTCGCGGTCAGCCTCACGCTGCCACTCCCGCAGCGTTGACAGCCGGACCGGGGGCACCGGGTCCTTGTCGCCGTCCCGGATGACGTACGTCACGTCATTGACCCGGAATCGCATAACGAACTCGCCGGACTTCCCGGGCGGCAGCTTCCGGATCCGCCACTTCCCGGGCGCCGGGTCGAAGTCGTCGACCACGGCGTCAGCGTCCCCGAGGAACCAGGCGATCTGCTCGTCGGTGTTCGGGCGTGGCTGGAAGATGCGCGCCATCGCGGCCGCCAGATCATAGACACGCGGCTCGTCGCGGTGCCCGAACTCGCAGGACGCGACATCGCCGTCCTCGAAGAGGATCGGGTAGGCGGCAAGGCAAAACCGGCACGGCCGGGCCATCAGGGCCTCCTGCTGAGGGTCGGGTAGCGGCGGCGGAGACGGGCCTCGACCCGGGCGGCCAGCTCGAACAGCCAGAACCGCACGGGCAGCTCCCGGGTCTGAACCGGCGCCCGGCCGGCCGTCCCGACACGGTGCCCAGTGGTGGTGCAGCGCGGTTCAGGCTCCCAGACGACCCCGTCGCAGGGCCGCCCGTCGTGATCATGGTCAGGCTGCACGGCGGTGTCCCTCCCGGCAGTTCAGGCACGTCACCAGGCCCGGATCCCCGGTCACCGTCACATCACCCCGGCCGCACGCCGCGACCCCGCCAGGGCCAGCCAGGTGAACACGGGTACGGCGGCGAGGCATCCGCTGGACCCGGCCGGCCGCGGCACGGTCCTGCCAGTCCCGCACGACAGCCTGCCGGCAAGCCGGGTCGATGGGGACACCGCGGCGCCGGTGACGCCGGTAGGCGGCCAGGGTGCCGCACGGCTTCAGCTCGCAGTCGGGCAGCGGCATGCCCGCCACCCCGCTCACGGCAGCTCCAGGAACGCGTCCCGCACCGGCCGGCCGTCCGGCTCGGGCCGGTGCACCGGCTCTTCGGGCAGCAGCCCGGCGAGCTGCTGGGTGTCCCGCTCGAGCAGGTGCGCGTGGCCCTGGGCGAGGGAGGTCAGTTCCCAGTCGACGGGCTCGCGGCCGTTCAGCAGCATGTCAGCCATGGTCGTGGCCCTCACAGTTATCCCGCTGCCAGTAGCGCTCGACAGGCTGCCGGGGCCAGCGGGCCAGAATGTGACCTGCACCGTCGCAGGCCGCGTGGCCTCTCTCGTGACCGGGGTCCTGCGTGCAGACGAATTCGCCGGGTTTCCTCGCGATGACCAGGTGAGCTTTCCCGCCGGCGTACACGGTCAGCGGGTCGCCGCGGTGGCTCATCGCCCGGCAGAAGCCGGTGTCCTCACCCATCGCTATTCCCTCTCTGCGCCTGCAGCGCGGCTACGCCTACCACCGCGCCGGTGATCATCACGAACATCGCTGCCAGCCAGAACACCGTCCAGAAGCCCTGCGGGCGGGCCGCCGCCGAGAGCACCGCCGCGATGGCGGCCAGGACCAGGACGGCATCAACGACGACCCGGGCCACGGCCAGGACCGCGGTCACGCCGCGCCACCGTGGTCGTAGCCGAGCAGCTCCCGGGCGGCCGCCGCGCCGCGCTTCTCCGTGCCGGGTGGCACCGTCGCGTGATGGAACGGGTCCGCTGCGGCGCGGCGCAGGTCCCACGGTGAGCCGTCCGGGGAGCGCATCAGCCGGATCGTTTCGGCCAGGGTGCGGTCCCATGTCCAGCCTGCCTGCCTGGCGGCGAGGAGTGCGGCGGTGAGGATGTCGTGGTCCCAGGCGGGGCGCATGGCTCTGGCGAGGGCGGCGAGCTCGTCGGGGGCGGCCTGGATGTCGGGTTCGGGTTCGGTCGTTTTCACAGGACGCAGCCCTTCGCGGTGAGCCGGTCGATCTCGGCGGCGATGAGCGCCCCGGCCTTGGCGAGCGCGCGCACCGGGCCGTCGTCGTAGCCGAATTTCCAGTCGGGCGGCCACCAGCGCATCGCGTCGTACGGGATGGATCCCGGCCGCACGGTCCCGGCCGCCCAGAGCGCGTATGTGGCGCCGGCGCGAGCCAGCTCGCCGTCTGGATGCTCCGCGTCGTGCTCCGGTGTGTAGCCTTCGGCCGCGATTTGCCTGAGCCGTTCGGCCTTGATCATGGTGATGCCGGGGTTCTCGGTGCCGACCGGTTCTTCGGTCGTGGCGTTCTCGGGGTCGGGTGTGTTCACAGCGGGCAGTTCTCCTTCTGGTGGCCGCGGTTCCCGCACCGGCCGCACAGCGGGCCGCGTTTGCCGACGCGGCCGGGCCGCCGGACGGGGTCCCGGCCGGCGATGGCCAGGTGCCGGGCGTAGATCACCGACGCGTCGGAGGCGACGAAGGCCGGGCAGGGTCCGCCGAGGGCGGCGAACAGCGCGAGGTCGTCCGGGCTGGCGTCGCGCCCGAATTTGTGGGCGTCCTCGGGCTGGCCGCACCGGCCGCAGCCGGTGATGGCCTGGCGTTTCGCGGCGTCCATCGCGCACCTCATCGCTGGCTGGGGCTAGAACGGCGAGCGCTCGCCGACGATGTCGGCGTCGACGTAGTCGTCATCGCCGGGCCTGGTCGCTGGCGGCGCTGGCGGCAGCTCCCAGCGCTGGATGGGCGCGACGCGATTCAGCGCCGCTGCATTACGTGCCATTTCCTCGGTTGTGGGAGTAATGCAGTAAACGGCTTCCGCCCCGTAGAATTGTGTACAGGGCGGTTGTGTTGGGATGTCGATCCGCAGGAATGCGCGTCCGGCTATTTCCTGCTCCGACAGATAGCCGGTGAGCCTGCGATGGCCCATCAGCTCAAGAATTACCCAGCCCTCATAATCGCCATCTGGGTTTTCCACAGGTTCCGTGTCCATCGCGTGCGCTCCTTCCAGCTGTAGGTGTGTGGCCATCAAGCTTCGTCAGGTGGTTAGGTGGTTTAGTAGGTCTTAAGTTCAAGAGAAAGAAGCATGACTTCGCCTGAGCCGGTACTGTGGTACCGGCTGGCCGGTACTGTGGTACCGGCTGGTTTCTGTGGATAACCTCCCGTCAGCCGGTACTGTGGTACCGGCTGCGGCAGGGTTATCCACAAGCCCGTAAGCGACCGCCGCGCCTCTTTCCAGGAGCATGAAAATGTCAGGAACCTGGTATTCGACGGGCTTTCCCGAAACGGCGTAAAGCTCCTTCCCGTTCTTATCCTTGCCCTGGCCGACGCGGAATTCGAATCCTCTTTCCGCGAGCCGCTGGAGTGCTTTCCTGACGCCGTTGCCGCTCATTCTCGCCCGCCTGCATAGCTCGGGATTGTCGAGATATGAACGGCGGGTGCCGTCATTGGCCGAGTCGGCGATGATGAACGCGACGACCAGTTCCCCGCTCGTCCAGTTCTGCGGCGCGAGGTCGCGGATCTGGCGGTAGAGCCTGTAGCCCACGCTCAACGGTCCCGTCTCCTCAGCTTGCCGGCATGTCTGAACTCTGGAACCCGGCCGGGGCTGCGCTGATGTCAGCCCTGGCCCCGGCCGGACGTTCGCCAGGGCGCGTCATCCGGCCGCGCCGTACCGGTATTTGTGCTGCCGTGCCTGCTCGTACGGGACCGCGCCGATGGCCTGCAGTGCGGGCCGCAGCATCTCCTTCGCCCGGTCCCTGTCGCCGTCTGTGGCGCGGAGGGCGAGGTCGGCCAGGGTGATCCAGGCGGCGCGTTCACGTTCTCCGGTGCCGGGCTTGCTGCGGCGTTTCACGATGGCCACTCACCGGTGATGAGAACGTCGTAGAGTGCGATCGCGGACGTCTGCAGCTCAGCTGCAGTCGGTGCGAGCTTGTCCCTGGCTGCGGCCCTGGCTGCGTCCCTGGCTGCGTCCCTGGCTGCGTCCCTGGCTGCGTCCCTGGCTGCGTCCCTGGCTGCGTCCCTGGCTGCGGCCCTGGCTGCGGCCCAGGCTGCGTCCCAGGCTGCGGCCCAGGCTGCGGCCCTGGCTGCGGCCCTGGCTGCGTCCCTGGCTGCGTCCCTGGCTGCGTCCCTGGCTGCGGCCGCCTTAGAGTCGGCCTCGCGGACGACGGGACCGGCAGTCTGGGCCGCGACGAGATCAGCGATGCGGCGGAGGTCCCGGAGCGCGGTCGCTTCGGCGGGCAGGCCGCCCAGGTCGAGCCACGCGGGCGTCCAGGTGCGGATGAGCCAGTCAAGTGCGATGTAGCCGCGGGTCTCGTCCTTGCCGTCGTCCGCGGTTCCCGCGAGCCGGTCGCTGCCGTTCGGCAGGAAGCGCTTCAGCTCCTGGCGGCGGCCATCGGGCAGGACGTCATTGAGCCGCATCCCGAACGTGTGCAGGACCCGTGAGACGCCGGGCGGCCGGCTGTCGGTGTGCTCGGCGCGGGTGAGCCAGTTGTACCACTCGAACAGGCAGCGTTGCGGGTTGCCGCAGTCGGCTGAGGGTTCGCCGTGGCCGCCTTTGGCGAGGGTGATGGCGGCGAGGTCGGTGGTCATGTGTGTCGGGTCCTTTCGGGCGTGGCGAGTTTCCAGCCGCGGCAGATGCTGATGAAGGTGGCCGTCTCCTCGCGGGTGAGCGGGTCACCGTCGTCCGGTCTGCCGGGGATCCGGCGGAAGATCCGGGTGGCGAGGTAGTCGGCGTGGCGGAACGGGTGGCGGGCGGTGCGGCCGATCAGGACGGCGGCGATGAGCAGGAGGCTGACGGTGATGAGGATCCGGATGGTGGCGGCTCCGCCCAGGCGGGCGAGCCGTTCCCGGCCGGCCAGGACGGCGGCGGCGTAGGCGCCGCAGCCGAGGGCCACGAGGGTCATGGCGGTGCAGGCGAGGATCATGGTGCGTCCGCCGGGCCCCGGGCGAACTGGGCGGCGTCCGCGTCCATCTGGCCGCGCCGCCATCCGGCCTGCGAGGCGGCGGTGATGAGCAGCTGGCCGAGCTCCTCCTGCTGCATCATGCCGAGCTCGACTGCGCCGCTGGTGCGGGTATGCAGTGTCCGCAGGGTCACCGCGTCGTCGTTCACGCCGATGATGACGGTGCGGCCCTGGCTGTCGGTCAGCCGGCCGATCTCGCGGACGTGCGGATCATTCATCGCGGCTCACCGCCCCAGGCGATCCAGGTGTGATGGTGATGGCGGCGTCCGGCCCGCGCAGGCCGCGAATCCAGTCGGCGAAGGAGACGCTTCCTGGGCAGCGGGCGCGGATGTTCCATTCCTCGCCGTAGCCCCGGACGCGCGCCTCGTGTCTCTCGGCGCAGCACGGGCCGACGGCGTAGGAGCCGAAGAGGTAACCGCCGCTGCGGGGGTCGCCGGTCAGGTCGGTGTCGTCGATATCGCAGAGGACCGTGCGGCCGACGGGGATGATGGCGGGTCCTCCGGCGTCGAGCGCGCTGGCGTATGCCTGGTGGAGCGGATGGAGGCCGTCAGTCATCGCACATCACCCGGTGCCCGGCCGCGGTGGTCAGGTAGCCGCACCCGCCGCAGCGGCTGGCCGCCGTAACGGGGGGGGGTGCGGGTGCCGGGCCGGGTGCGCGCGGCCCGGGCACTGCAGCGGCCATGGCGGCGTGGTAGCGGTCGCGTTCGGCGGTCAGCTCGGCGAGCTCGTCCCGGTCCGGGGCATCCCACCATCCGGTGCCGGGCCCGACAGCGAAGGTGCCGTCGCGTTCGGCGGTGAGGGCCTCGCTGCGTTCGCGCTGCCGCTGGGCGGCCTCGTCCCGGGCGCGTTCCATCTCGGCGGTCAGCGCCCGGTGCCGTTCGCGGGCCGCGGTCACGGCGGCGGGTTCCAGGTCGCCGCCGTTGTAGACGTACGGCTTGAACGGCCGGCCGGCGCTGACCCTGGTCAGCAGGGACCGGTCGTCGGTGGTGACCGAGGCGGTCCGGTAGTGCCGCTGCTCACCCTTGCTGTGTGATTCAGGCATCCCCGTCACCCGCCTGCTGGCGTTCGGCCATGAATGCGATGAGGGCGTCGCGGTCCCCGAATCCGTCGAGGGTGTCGATGAGCTTGCGGGCTTCGGTGAAGGACAGGTTCTTGCTGGACCGGCCCGGTGCGGGTCCGGTGAGCGGGGAGCGGCCGGTGATGACCTCGGCGATGACGAGTTTCTGCTCGCGGTCCTCGCCGTTGAACCCGAGACGGGTCAGGATGGTGTGCAGCCGGGTGAGCTGGTCGTGGCTGGCTGATCCTGGCTGCCCTTCGGGTGCCTCTTCCGGTCCGGCCGCCGGCTCCTGTCCGGCAGGCTGACCCGAGGGTGCCGGGCCGGAAGAGTCCTCGGTGCGCCGGTCGATGACCTCGGCGACGGTGACGCGGCCGCGGGGCCGCGCGCTGCCGTTGCCGTCGCCGTTGCTGTTCACCTCGGGGGGTGGCATCTCGTCCTCGAGGCGGATCCCGGCCATGTCGTTGGGGAACGCCCGGCGGAGCCCGTTGGCCTCCGCGCATTTCTCGATCATGTGCGCGGGCTTGGACGCCCACTGGGCGACGGGGTTTTTGCCGTCCTTGCTGTACTGGCAGTATTCGGTGAACTTCAGGACGGAGGGGAAGCGGCGGCCGTCGACGAGCACGACGACGCGGCAGGCGGCGGGTGGCTCGTCCCACAGCCAGACGTCGCGGCCGTTGCCGTCGGCGTCGTACCAGACGGTGTCCTCGTACTCGACGCGGAGGCCTTTGCGGTCGGCGATGCGGTCGCGGATGACGCGGAACCCGTCGATGCCGACCTGGATGGTGAACTTGTCGACCCACGTTTCGGTCTTCTGGCCGTTGCTGTATTCGGTGACCTTCTCGCGGCGCATGATGCCGTGGATCTGGCGGGTGAACGGGTCGAGGCCGGTGTTCTGGCAGACGTGCATGAAGACGGCCAGGTCGGCGTTGGATGCGCCTTTGATGCCGAGGACGGCCAGGGCGGCCTGCTGCTTTTCGTTCCACATCTGCTGGCCGGGGCGGATGGCCAGGGCGGCGGGTGAGTGCGTGTCGAGCGTGGTGCTGGTCAAAGGAGTTCCTCTGTGCGGCGCGCCCACGGGGGCAGCGATATGAGTTCGATGTCTTGGGAGTAGCCGGGCCAGACGCCGGCCTGGGTGCAGTCGCGCCAGATCTCCATGGCGAGCTGGTTGCGGGCCCGGCCGGCCGTCTCGGCCTCGTCGTCCAGCTCGGCGACGGTGACCAGGTATGGCGGTGTTTTCTCCTGGAAGACGAACAGGAACGCGGGGTCCTCGTCGAGGCCGAGGGCGCGGCTGCCGTCGATGTACTGGGCGGCTTGCATGTGGTAGCCGAAGTCGGCGACGTGCTTGCGGATGCTGGCCGGGGCGGCGCTGACGGTGGTCTTGTAGTCGGGAATGACCATCCGCCTGCGGGCCCGGGTTTCGGGCAGCCAGTCCAGCCGTGCACGCCGCCAGATCCCGGGGCCCGGGTCGCGCCAGAACAGGGACTGCTCCGGCTTGCCGCGGTCGGGGTCGAACAGGGCGCTGGCGATCGGGTGCTTGCGGATGGCCGCGGCCATCGCCTGCACCTCGCCGAACTCGGGGACCAGCAGGGCCACGTGGCCCTGGGCGCGGGCAGCCTTGCGGGCGTCCTGCGCCGCTTTCGTCCGCCAGTCCGGGGCGTCGATGAGGATGATCTGCGGGCCGGTGCCGAGGACCAGCTTGTGTGCGGCGGTCCCGTAGTCGAATTCGGCGGACACTTTCGGGTGGTCGCGCCGGTAGCGGTACAGGGCCGGGCAGGATGGCGGCAGAAGCAGCTTCGCGCCGGACGCCGACAGGGACCCTTCCGGTACCGGGTCGCCGTGATAGACGCCCTCGGGCACGCCGTCGTAGACGCCGGGTTCGTCGACCACGATCGTTGCGGGGGCGGCCTCCGTGGCGGCGGTCACAGTGGTCTGCCGGTGTCGGCGAGGACGAGCAGGGCCCGGTCGCTGGAGCAGACCGTGACGAGCTTGTAGACGGCCTCGTAGTCGTCGGCGACGGCCGAGTCGTCCCGGTGGTCGCCGCAGAGCCCGTCAGCAGCCTTGCGGCAGTCGCCACAGAATCCGGCTTCGGTGCGGCGGGTGATGACGGCTTCGGCGAGCGCACCGAGGATGAGGTCCCGGATCGGCAGCGCGGGCCGCGGGGCCGGCCCGGACGGCAGGAGCTCGGACAGGCTCATGGCGTCACCGCCGGATAGTCCAGCTCGAACGAGAAGGGCTTGACGAACTCTCCGCGGTCGATGGCAGTGACCAGGGCGCGGACGCCCGCGGGGATGGTCAGGAGTCTGAACAGCGCCTGGTGATGCATGGAGATGTACTGGTCGCCGATGGTCACGTCCCAGGCGTGGGGGTAGGCGTCGATGACGGCGAGGGCCACCGGGCAGGTGCAGGGGTTACCGGGGATGCCCTGGGTGAGGTGCCGCTGCGCAACGATGATGGTGGTCACGGGGCCGTCACCGCTTCTCCGCGGGCGGCTGCGGCGATCATCCGGGCTGCGGCGATCATCTGCGCGGCGACCCATTTGGCTGGTGCGCCTCCGGCGAGCTGGTCGTCGGCCCATTCGGCGGTGGCGCCGACCATCGCGCCGACCTCGCCGACCTGTGCGGCTGATTCGCGGGCGAGCGTGACAGCTGCCTCGTCCCGGGCCAGCACCATCGCGGCCTCATCTGCGGCGGTCATGATGTCGCCGCCTTTGGTAGTCCAGCTCGAACGTGAACGGCTCAACGTGGCCGCCCTGGTCGAAGGCCTCGATGAAGCGTCTCGCGGGATCCGGCATGTCTAGTTCGATCCAGTTGTTGCTCAGCGACGGGCCATCGCACAAGGCGACGTGGTCGCCGTCTACAGCGATCAGCCCGGCATCAGGGAAGGCTCCATTTATCGCGAGTGCGACGGGGCAGAACCGGCACGAGTCAGGTTCGCCTCTGGCGATGTGCTCAGCCGTGACGCTGATCAGGGTCATTGCGGGTTGCCTCCGCATCGCAGCAGTTCCGCGGCCTCGTCGACGATGAGCCTGGCGGTGGTGCGCCGGTTCCTGATCCGGTCGGCGGGCAGCATGGCGAGTTTTTCCTGGGAGATGCGGTCGAGGTGGCCGCGGCTGGTCAGGATGGCGACCCTGGCGCGCAGGTAGGCGACGACTTCCAGGGCTTCGGGTGTGGGCCCGGGGCCTCCGGGGCGTGGCCGTTCGACGGTCATGACCCAGGGGGCCTGCCGTCCGGTGAGGACCGCCGCCGGCGGTTCGGCTGGCGGGACGGGTGGCGTGTAGCGGGGCTGGGCGCGGAGCCGGGCGAGCGGCTCAGTGTCCATGCCGGCGTGCTTGATCGCGATCGGGGTGACACCGGCTGGTGTGGCCGCGCCGGATGCGTCGCGCCAGGTGCGGGGGCCGGCGAACCTTCCGCCGGGTGGCCGCCATGGTGCTGGCGGCTCGTCGTACGTCTGGCCGTCCCAGTCGGCGCGCTGCATGGCTTCGGTGATGTCGCGGCTGCTGTCGGGGAAGTCGCCGCGGAACGTGGGCTGCTGCCGGCGGTTCCAGTGGGGCAGGTGGAATGTCACGGCGCGCCTCCGGTGCTGTCCTGGGGCGTGTCCGGGGGCTCGGCTGGCCGGCGGACCCATTCGGTGACTTCGGTGACCGTCTGCCCGGTGACCTTCTGCTCGGCGACTTCGTTCGCCACGGCCTTGATCTCGACTGGCAGGCCGCCGGGCATGACGGCGGTCAGGACGTAGTAGTAATCGGCCATGGTGCCGGCGCCCTCGGTGGCGCCGGTGAAGGTGAGGCCGAGGCTGCCGGTGAGGGCTTCTTCCACCGCGGTGATGGCACGGCGCGCGGCGGGCCCCCACAGGCTGATCAGGTAGAAGCGGGCGCCGTCGCCGCTGATGTACGGCAGCGGCAGTTCGGGGTGCGCCTCGATGGTGTCGAGGATCGTGCGGGTCTCGCTGAGCCAGGCGGTGCGCTGGTCAGGTGTCACTTCTGGTTATCCCTTCGTGTCTTTTGGTACTCTTTGAGCGGTTATCCCGCTCGTTGGCCCGGTCGTTTGCGGCGGCCGGGCCTTTTTTCGTGTTCTCAGGCGGGGACCTTCATCTCCGCGTCACTCTCCATGTCGCCGTCGCCGGTCCAGTCGCTGATTTCGCTGACCTTCACGCCGAGCTCGCGGGCGATCTGGCGCAGGAAGGTGATGCTGACCGGCAGCTCGTAGCCGGCGATGTTCCAGATGGACTGGCGGGCGCGGCCGATCTTGCGGGCGAATTCGGTCACGGTGTAGCCGCGTTCCTTGATCAGCGCGCGGATTTTCGCGCCGTCCGGTTTGGCGGTTGCTACGACAGGCATGTGCTGACAATAGGAGCTATCGGGAGCCGACGTCAACTGTCAGGCGAGGAAAATTCTGTTGCCGCGGATGTGTCCAGGGCGGAATCGGTCAACTGCGAATCAACTCAGAGAGGGTGTAAGCTGCCTCTTCTTCTCGTATGATGTGGTTGCTTGACGGCAACCTCTTGAACGGTCAAAGTAAGGTTCGGGGCGGGCACAACCCGGCACAAAGGGGACACGATGGCATCAGACCGGCGACCCGTCGTCCGGGCTCCCGAAGCCGCATGGAAGCGGCTCGGCAGCCTCCTCCAGCTCCGCCGCGGCGAACTCGGCTACCGGCGCAGACCCGCGTTCACCCGCGACCACGGCATCAACATCCGGCTCGTCACCGACATCGAGAACGCCTACCGGCCCAACACCTTCCTCACCCCGACCCTGCAGGACATCGCGCAGGCCTACCAGGTCACCTACGAATCCCTCATCGCCGTCCTGGACGGCACCGCGGACACCCTGACCCCCGCCGGCCCGGGCCGCCCGGACACCGGATGGGCACCCCCGACAGCCGACCCGGCCCGCGCCGCCTCCGACCGCCCCTACTTCGACGAGATCAACGAACGCCGCGTCGCCCTGGCCGCCCGCGGCATCACCACCCCGTCCGGCGCCCAGATGTTCGGCGAGGACACCGACGACGCGAAAGCGTGGGATGGCATCGGCGACCGGCTGGACGTCGGCGACCGGGTGTGGTTCATCGCGGACCTGCGGCGCCGTGCCACCGGCCGCAGCACCGGATCCGGCGCGGGCGTAACCGGCGCGTGACCCTCAGCGGCGGTGCGGGTGTGACTGGTGGCCATGACGTCCGTACTGGTTATGCCGTACCGCTTGCGCATCCGCGTGTGAATCGCATATGACGAAACAGAGGGGAAATATCACAAAGTGAGATGCCCGCTGCGGAGTGAGAAGGCCTGGGTGTTCCCTGGGCGGGCCCGGTCCTGTGGGAGGGAAAAACGATGGCCGAACCCGCGCGAAGAAGCGCAGCCGGCCCCGCAGCACCCGGGTGGGGTGATGTGCGCCGGCAGATGATGGCCGCCGCGCAGGACTGCGCGGCGGCGGTGGCCGAGTTCCTCGCTGGCGGCGGTGACGCGGGGGCACCCCTGGCGGTCACGGCCAGTCAGGCTGTCGGGGCGCTGGAGGACCTGGCGGCGATGGCGCGGTGCCTTGACGTCGGCGAGGCGGTGATCGAGGCGGAGCGGGCCCGGGCGGTCGCTGAGGACCGGGCGGCGTGGCCGCGTGGCCGCGGTCACCTGCGTGCGGTCAGGTGA